CGGGGGACAGCGAGCTGAACGACTAAGAAAATGGAAACCATCAAAAATGCCGTTTTGAATGATATTTTAGATTCAATTTCGATAGGGAAAAAATTTTCATTCGATTTTTGTGAGCTTTTTTTCTCGGAAGAAAAATACAGAAAGATTCTTCTTGAAGGCTTAGATAGCTTGAGTATTCAAGAAATAAGGGAAGAAGTAAAAGTGCACTCTAAAATTGTCAACAGAGCAAAAAGAACTGAGGTTGTTACCAAAGAAAGTGTTGAAAGAACCGAGAAAGCTTTATTTGAGTTTGGCGACCTAAATGGATATAGAAATATTATCAAAGTAATCCGTAATGCTGAATAACTCAGACCTTGTCGCCTACCTCTTAGATGAGCGTAGGCGACGGATTTTAAATTGGCGTGGAATTGAAAACCTTGCAGGATTGGGCAAAGGGCGCATTAAAAACGTCTGCTTGTACAAAAAAGGTGAGTTTCGCACAAGTGAGATTGAAGCCTTAAATGAGGTGTTGGCTTCTTTGAAGTGACGCACAACGGTTCAGTGCTTGGCGAAGGCTGGGATTAGAACCACTAAACTTTAAATTAAAAACAAATGATTATAGAAAGCACAAACGTTGATTTAGCACAGAAGCCCAGCTTTTGCCAAACACCTGTTACAGGCAGTACGGGTTTAAATGTACTATCTCTTTTCGATGGTATGAGCTGCGGACAAATTGCCTTAGACCGTGCTGGGTATGAAGTAAGACAATATTTTGCAAGTGAGATTAAACCACACGCAATTAAATGTACACAAAGCAACTACCCAAACACAATACAATTAGGTAGTGTTTTGAATGTGAAAGGTAGCGACTTACCAAAAATTGATTTATTGATAGGTGGCTCTCCTTGTAAAGGGATTTCAAGATTGAATAAAAACCAAGAAGGACTTGAACACGCTGAAAGTAAATTGTTTTGGGAGTATATTAGATTACTTGAAGAAGTAAAACCAAAATACTTTTTACTTGAAAACACACACGGCAACAAAAAAGCCACCGAAATAATTACAGAAACATTAGGAGTTAAACCTATTTCAATAAATAGTAAGTTAGTTTCTGCTCAGAATAGACCGAGATACTATTGGACAAATATTCCCGGAATTAAGCAACCGAAAGACAAAGGAATTACAACTGCTGATGTTTTTGATTACTCTGGAGATTTAGCTGACGAATGTAGAGTAAAATGGCTAACTTCTGAAAGCGGTAAAAAATCGGTTGAAAATGGGTACACAAGAGTAAATCCAAATCCTAAAAGCGGTTGCTTAACTGCAAACGGACACCGAAAATGGAACGAAAACTATTTATTGAAAGATGGTGTGTATCGCTACCTTTCACAAACTGAAATTGAAAAACTACAAACACTACCTATTGGTTACACAAAAACATTGTCTTACGATGAAGCGTATGATTGTATAGGCGATGCGTGGACAGTTGATATTATAGCACACATTCTGTCTTTTGCGGAGTGGTCGTAGTATTGCCTGTAACGTCTGTATTGGCGCAACTTTGTAGGACATTTTCAAAAATGAAACGGCTTAACAAAATAGTAAGGGTGCGGCTCGCCGATGAGCAGGTTAAGTACCTTCAAGGCAAAAACGCCTCGTTGATTATACGCCTCGCTCTTACTGCTTACATGAATGAATCAACACCATTTTAACCAACCGCCACCCCGAGCGTAGAGGGGTAAAAAAAATGGAGTTCGACAAAATAAAAGAAAACCACGACGAGGCACTTGCCTTGTTAAGTGGAGTCGTAAAGCCTACTGACTTGAAGCGGTGGGTATCAGCAAGTGAACGACAGCCAACAAGCGAAGGTTATTACATCGTGCTTAGGGGAAATAGCAATCCAAACTTTGTGCACACGTGCAAGCCTGCTGTTCATTTTTGGTATGAAGATGAAAAGAGGTGGAGTAGCGAAACTAAATACTGGATGGAAGATGTTAGCACAACTATTCATCTTGTATGATGCAAAAAAATACCATGACAAAAAGAACCAACTACCAAATAATTGACCGAGAAAGATGGAGTGCGTCTTTGTCTAATCGGTACTATGAGACAACTCGGTACGAAGGCTGTGGCATATTCGACGAAGAAAGGCGCATTATCAGGGAGGAATATTTGTCCGTTCATGCAAAACACAGGAGTAATGATAGTGTGAGCATGATAAACCCTCATGGCGGGACTCAGTATGGGAAAGTTACCGATGCTGGATGTGCATTTAACCTTGATAGGTCGGAGCTTGATGTAATCTATATGGTTTTGTGGGACGACGCAAAGGTGTTTCGGTACGTTTCTGAAATCTTTTTAAAGTCCAATGAGGAACTAAATGAGGAATATCAGTATTATACACTTGAGCATTTAGCGCCATTTGAGACCTGCAAACTTGTTGACGGACACAACATATGTGAGCCATTCAACAACTTTTATTACAACGAGCACGGGCAATTGTTTGCTATCCCTCATTATTTGGTAGGCTCAATGACTAATTTAACGAAAGCGTATTTGCTTGAACTTGAATTTTCTACTGGATATACTTTGAGTACTGTAAAGCATGGAGATATGTACAAGTTTAAATTGCAAAAAAACTTTAATGGGTCTCAAGGTGATTTTTACATCTCTCATAGTTCCTATGCTACGGAATTTGATGCCAAATGTGCCGCAATTTCGTGGTATCCATTACATGGATAAATGATTGACAACTAAACCTTATCACTTTCAACTAACACAAGCAAAAAAATCATGTCACGAACGAAAGTTTTTTTTGATACGGAGTTCACTGGACTACACCAAAGAACAACCTTAATCTCGATTGGTTTAATTGCCGAGACTGGCACAACTTTCTATGCAGAGTTTACAGATTACGATGAGCATCAAATTGACGGATGGCTGCAAGATAACGTAATCAAAAACCTTATCTTGAACGAGGATAATCACGGACTAAATGCCGTAAGTTGTTCTGGAGACCACTGGGTTTTTAAGGGTGCAAGTGCAAATGTATCGCTCCTCTTGATGAATTGGTTTGCTCAATTTGAGAGCGTTGAGGTGTGGTCTGATTGTTTTTCTTACGATTGGGTCTTGTTTTGTCAACTATTTGGTCACGCATTTAACATACCCAAAAATGTTTATTACATTCCTTTTGATATTTCAACTTTGTTTTATTTAAAGGGAATAGACCCCGACATTAATCGTGGGGAATTTTCTGGAATGGCTTTTACCTCAAGCGAAATCCCTAAAAAGCATAATGCTCTTTGGGATGCAAGGGTTATCATGGCGTGTTTTAATAAACTTCAAAACACATAAAACAATTATTATGGAACAAGACAACGTAAAACTCAAAGGTGGTTGTATTAAAAAGCCATCCATAGGGCAAGAGATTAGGCTCACTAAGTACTTGGTTTCGTTTGATGAAAACGAAAGAGTAGTACTTGAGGTGTGCGAAAAACATAACGGGACAACTTTTGGCATAAGACCAACTTGCCCCAACGAGCAAGGTCTCTATGATGGGAGATTTGAATTTTCCGAAGGGGACGAGCTATCACTCTTTAAGTGGTACTTGACTGGTCGTGCAATTGCCGAGGCTGCCGAGTATGCTTCTAAGAAGTATGGACTTGGATACTTTGACAAAGAGACGGAGGCTTGCAAGTGTAACAAGCCCAAGATTAATAATGAGAGAGAGGTGTCACTGTTATTGGAGCTTCTTGAGCACATTTGCGACAACGGAATCCCTCCCATCGCACTAAGCGGAAAGTCGGACTATGTTAAGCACTTTATCAAAGAGTTTGATAAAAGCAGAATATGAAGTTGAAGTCCTTTAAGTCTATTGCCTTGCTGGAAGTGCCAGACGACAAGTTGCGCTTGGCCCCAGACGAAATTAAGATACTGTACGCCCACGCAAAAGAGAAAGAACCAGTGAGCGCAAGGTTCTTGTTTCGACTGTATAAAGAGTGGCCCCAGTACTTTGCTTTGACTGTAACTCGTGGAAATTATGAAAAAGTGGACAAGTGATGAAGATATGGCCCTATCTTTGGTCGTATCAAACAAGCCAGATGGCGAAACGTGGTATTACGTTGCAAAGGAAATGAAAAGGATTTACGGCATTGACCGCTCGGCATCTTCTTGTAGGGTTAGGTTCTTTAGGCGAACCGATTTGTTTCAAAAGTTCGGAATCAAAACCGAGAAGAAAAAGGAAAGGGATTGGTTTAAGATAGTTGAGGAGTTGGTTGGTCGGTACGATGTTACGGTTAGTTTTCCGAATAGGACGCAAGACAACAGTGTAGCATCTTTGATTCTCAGGAACAAATACGGTGTCGTCATAAAGAAGTTTGACTCGGAGGTGATAAGTGACAAAGACATGAGTGTACTTTACTTTGATGTTAGAAACAGGTTGTCGGAACAGCTTTTTATGAGCGCATTTTCTAAGATGTTATGAGGGTAACGAACCGATTTGAACTTGATGTTTACCAGCTTTTGTTGCTGGTGGAGAACTGCTGGGAGTACGACGAGCACAATAATACCAAGCAATTGATATTAAAAAGGCTCATTGACGAATACTTCTTTTTGATGTCAGACAAGTACAAAATATCTTTCTTTGAGCGAATGAAGGAGCTTGAGTCTGAACGCCAAAATAAGGATTACAAAAACAAAGACCTCAGAGCAATGGCCCTGCACCGATTTGACCCAGAAAACCAGTACGTGGGATTTGAGGAGGGAACCAATATTCCTATGTTTGCGTTTTTCTATTTGAACAAGTTTTGGATTGGTTCGGATGAAATCTTAGACCAAACCAAAAAACCATTTAACAACTTTCAAAAAACAACTTCACGATGGTAAATTTAGAGCTAATTGCCGATGGAATTACGGAGCTTTCCAAGTCCATTCATAGCGACAATGTAACAAAAGGGTTTTATGACAATCCAATGGATGACCTGAGCAAACTCATGCTCGTTGTTTCGGAGGTTTCCGAGGCGGCAGAGGCTATTAGGACTGGTAAGTTTGCTGACGTTGACAAGTTTTTGTCTATTATTGGCGACGAATCTGTTAAGACCAATGCTGAAACTTTCAGTAATGTATTCTTGGAAACAATGAAAGATACTCACGAGGATGAGATTGCGGATGCCATCATTCGCCTACTCGATTACGCTGGCTACAAGAAAATGGAAATCGGTCTTCATATCTTGGCGAAATTAACCTATAATAAGTCTCGTCCATATATGCACGGAAAGAAAATGTAATGGTCATTCCGAACAAGTACAACATTGGAGATATTGTTTATTTAGTTACCGACCCAGACCAGAACGAAAGGATGGTAATTGGCATAAACATAAGGCAAGGCGCAATCTTATACTTGCTTGCGTTTGGCCCTATTGAATCTTTTCATTACGAAATCGAAATCTCTCCCCGAATTGACCACTTAAAAAAGTTCAGCGCATGAAAGCAATAAAGCACACCTACAAGGGTTTTGATATTGAGTTCGAGGTTCTTGATGGGGCCGTTATGGCCAATGCGACTAAGATGTGTCAGGCGTTCGGAAAGAGACCAGTGGATTGGCTCAGGTTGCCGCAAACACTTCGATACATGAACGCCGTAAGAGTGAAGTGTGAAAATCTCACTTCACTCGTGGACACAAGAAGAGGTAATTTTTCGAGTTCTTCTCAGGGTACTTGGATTCACGAAAAGTTAATCCTTAAACTTGCCCAGTGGCTCGATGTTGATTTTGAGATTTGGTGCGACGAGCGAGTTGCCGAACTCATAAAGGAAAAACAAAGTAAAGCCGAAATTGTTTCTATCGGTAGAAAGCAACTGGCGCAAATGGTATTGGATGCCGAACTTGAAAAAGAACGCCTCCAAGCCGAAAACGAAAAGTTGTCAAAAAAGGCCGAATACACTGATAAGGTTCTATTGTCGGAGTCCGAAATCACGACAACGATAATTGCAAAGGAGTTGGGTATGTCTGCTACGGCACTCAATCGGCTACTCAATCAAATGAATGTACTGTATCGCCACGGAGATTCTTGGGTTCTTTACTCGAAATACCACAATAAAGGGTACACGAAAACAAGAACCCATCAGCACATATCTAACGATGGCAAAGTCATAACTACCATTTACACCGTTTGGACGGAAAAGGGCAGGATGTTTATACATACCTTATTCAAGGGCAATGCGCTTATGCACCAGCCACGTTCCTCAATCGGGAGTAAAGCATAATCTTAACAGAAGTCAGGAAGGTAACTTAAAGTGGGTCGCTATTAGCGGCCTTCTTTTTTTTGTAGGTGTTGTTGTAGAAGTGGCCGTACTTTTCTTCCAGTTCGTCTTTCTCTCTAATTTCGGCTGGCAAATCCTCCAGCTTCATTCCAGAGGCAATCATGTATTCTCTCGTGGCCATCCTAAACCTCATACCCTTGAGCGCAACTAATTTATCTACTGGAACATTCCATATTGGCGGCAACTCTTCCTTGTTGAATGAATAGTCATTCGGCTGAATCTTCTCGGCCAATTCGGTGAAAGTTTTAGATAGCCTTGTGTTGAGCACTGGCTTTAATTTTATTCTGGCGAATGGCTCTTTGTGTCCCGCTGGTTTACTAAGGCTTGCTTGCCTTTTAAGTGTCACGACGTTGTGGGCCAAGACAACACTATCGTACTCATAAATCTTGACTGTGGCAATAACACTGATTGTTTCAAGAATTTCTCTGGCGTACTCTGGCGTTATGTTGAGTTGCTTGGCCAATTCCTTCGACATATCCCTGACATCGAAACACTTGGACTTCCTTCCTAATTTTAGCATACGTTTTGGTTTGTTTTATTTTGAAATATTGTAAATTTGTGTATAATTGCAAAAGAATCCTATCACGTAGTCAAAAAAAAGTCATGGAATTTGCCAAGTATGACAAAGTTACGCAGCGATTCATATACGACCCAGACTCGTATGCTACCATTCCAGAGTTCAGGGATGTGTCTAAAAACTTTGGAGACATCGGCATACACGCCCTTTTTTTGATGTGTTCTTATACTTCTCCCGTAAATAATCCAAATTTCACACGGGAAGAAAAGGTAAAGAAAACGGTAGCCATTCTATTGCACTATAAAAAAGCCGAGTACAACGGAACCTATAAGGTTGCCGACAGAAAGGTGACAGAGGATACGCTCAATCACCCGATATTTAAAAAAGCGGAAGAGGTGTTTCGGCAATATGTTTTTGACCAAGACTGGGAAAATTACCATAACGCACTGGAAGTTGAACGTACATTATCGGAAAAATACAGGGAATCGGTTGTGGCTATTGTTGACAAAGACGGTGCTGATTATACCAAGGTTTTGCAGACTACGTTTTCTTCATCACAGGCGCACAGGAAAGCGATGGAGGAGATAGTCTTTAACAAGTTGAAGGACAAAAAAGGCAACAACAAAGTCGTCAAATCGTACAGCATACAATGATACTTAACGCCCCAATCAATGAAAAGTCGCTCATGGGTATTGCCCACGACATTCGCAATGTAGCACGTGCGGGGCGTAGTACTGATGACGATTCCTACTCGCTTCGACAAATTATATTTTGGGCCAAGACTACTGCGGCCAAAATCAGGGCAGAGTCTTTAGAGAAAGACAGTGCCTCTTCTAACGAACTCAGAGCCGATTGGATTGAGGAGTTTCCGTGCTTGGCATTGAAACCAATTGACCGCTCTCACTGCGATTGCGTGAAGTACGGTTGTTCTGAGAAATACATTGACTTGCCCGACTTTGCTCAGTTCAACGGAGACTTGGCCATGACTTACTTTGGTACATCGGATTGGCGAACTCCATTTACAAGGGCATTTGACGGAAAGGATGCTTCTACCAAGGTGATGGGTATAGGTCGCTTCGGCAGGCCATCTGCGGTTCCAGTTTACTATATTCAGTCAAAACGTGCATACGTGGTATTTCCACCAGAATACGCCATGACGGTTTCGGTATCTGTATCTGGGGTTCGCATTAATCCTTTGGAAGACAAACCAATGGGCGACACTAACTTGGATAGGGACATTTGGTGCGAACCCGTGCCTATGGATGACGGGGAGCTTTATATGCTCAGGAATAGAATCCTGACTACCGAAATGAACATGATGGTTCGCATGGAGCCAAACAGAGACGACAACAATAACGCCAACTCAAAATGAAAATCAACTTCACTGTAAGCGGCAATATCTCCAAGTTTATCTTGTGGGTGGTCAGCTTTTTGCTAAAGTATAGCCCTACCTTGCTGGTCAAGCTGTTTCGGGCTTTGGATAAGAAATCCAAAAAGACCGACCAAGAAATCGTCAATTACTTTAAAGACACCCCAGAGGATGCCTTTTATTATCTACAAGGAAGTGTTCGGTATTTTCTCTATCAGCGATGGTATCTCTCTTGGATGGTCTCTACTCACATAAAAGAGCAGTTCCTATACAGACTATCGGTCGCTAATCGCCAATGTACTGCGGCTGGCGAGTGCGTTTGTTGTGGATGTAAAACACCAGCTTTGTACTTTGCCGATAAGGCTTGTGCCGTTTCAAAGTATAAGGCTTGCGAAGAGGGTTTGAAATTGACTGTGTGCTACCCAGAAATGGTAAGTGCCGAAACGTGGAAGCTCAACTAAGAAATGGCAACAGCAACCATAACAATACCTTGGACGGTAAGCGGAGGAACGGGTTCCTACACGATAAACTTGTACCAATGCACAAGTAGTGCTTGTAGCTCGTTTACGAATAGTAATCAACCTATTCAAACTCGAACAATAACCAACTCTCAGAATGGCTCATTTAGTGAGACGTTTACGGTAACTGGGTTGTCTAACACTATTCACTATTTCAAGGCAGCGTTTGTGGGTATCTGCCCAGATAATGGCGGGGCCGAAACTAATATCGTGTCGGTTAACTGCCAGTCGTCCACAAGTCAATCATCTACAACCGAACCTACCTTGGTTTATGGGTACATGAACATTGATGTTGTTAGCGAGATACAGGGAGCACACGCCAACTACGATGCCAACATAACGGTGAATGGTGTTACGTGTAGCTCCTTTGGGACTAATTACGCTGGGGGCGGTGGAACTGCGACCACCTGTTACATACTCGGAAACTGTGGTCGCTCGGTTGCCAATCCAGCAGGAGCTACTGCGGCAGAACGTGGATTTACGTTTCTTCGTTTCGGCATAAACTTTGCCAAGTTAAGGCAAGATAACCCAACGCAAAATGTTTTTGATGTTTACGTGTCGGCTGGGCGATACGATACATCTTCTGTGGTGCGGTCAAACAACTGCGTTGATAGCAACTCGTCAAACTCGGCATTGATAGTTGGTAACTTTTTAGCCAACAATTCTAACATCATAACTCAGGCTTGCGAAAACGGTGTCACTTTTAGGCACAATGGAACCAATCAGCTTGCCGCAGCCTATGGATGCGTCGGGCCAGTTCTTGGGCCATCGTACAGTCCATCAAACTGGTTCCCGCTTGCACTTGGCAGTATTGATACGGTAGCCATTTTGTCGGTCAATGTTATTACGGGTAGCGTTACATACACTAAACTATAAACCTCACTAAAATGTCAGATTTCTCATTAAATGCCAGCATCCAAGCCTCGGTTGGTGTTGACCAAAACGAAACAGGGGAATTACAAACGTTCCTCGTTAAGTCCCATAACTTTGGGGACGTACACGACAATCAAACACTTACGTGTACATTTCCGTACAGTGGTGTGTTTCCAATTGCGTCTATCTCGGTTTCTTGCGGGTGTACTGCCGTATCCACCAAGGAGGAGGTAATGGAAAAGGGTGTACTTTTGGTTCAGTGGAACATTGGCATCTATGGCCCAGATGTACCAAAGCCAATGAATGTTTACCGAACTGTGGGTGTAACTTACGATATTCCCGATTCGCCCACCGAGCAACTATCCATGTACGCAACTGTTATTGACAGAGAATAGCCATGTTTTACACCGTTGACGAAATAGTGTCCATTTTGTCTGGAGAGATAAACTCCAAGTATCTCACCGTGAACAATGTTGCCGAACAGTGCTTTTATGTGCTTCGGCAAATAGGGGACTCTGTTATCGGTCAACACGTAAAAGACGAGCGTATGCTTGTGTCTAATGGCATACTCAGGCTACCCGAAAAGGTACTCAAGTTTGAGGATGTCAGATGGAATGGCAACTCTACCAAGTATAACTTTGACCCGCTATCCTTGACACTATCCTTTCCGTTTACGGCAGGAACGGTGTTTGTTGATTACTGGGCAGTTAGGACTGGCGAAGATGGTCTTCCTTTGATACCCGAAATCGCCAAAGAGGCTTGTATCGCTTACATGAGACACAAGGCCAGTCTGGCTAAGGTTATTTCTGGTACGGCCAGAGAGAAGCGAGATTCACTACCCACAATTCAGTATTTCGATACCATCTGGAGGGAAGAGGTGCAAAGGGCCAGAGGTAGCATAAACCTTGACGCAATGACCAAGGGTAAGGTTCGTTCTTTAAAAGAGTCGCAAAAGAAAATCTACAAAGAGGAATGAGAAGTACGAATATGTTTGTGGGTGGCATGAAGGGTGCAGATATAGATGCTCACCTTACAGACGCTCGTTCCTATGTGTATGCACTCAACGGCAGAATAAAATTTAATCGTTCCGATGGGGCCGATAGTGTAGAGGATGCGCAATCGTCTTCCAAAACTGGTTCTTTCGTAAACGAAAAAGGAACCAAACTGGCCTTTACATTTTGTGATGGCTACGAACCAGTAGGTTCTTGCGACTACGACGGTGGTACTATCTTGTTTTTGTCCAACGGTACAAACTCCGAAATTGGCATATTGACGGCCAATAATGTAACCGAGACCGTAACGTACAAAACCTTATTTAATGACAGATTAGACCCTAACGGCGACAAACTAAACTTCTCGTTGTCTAATCCGATAGAGGCGCAGGTCTTAATTGAAAGCCCAACCCAGACAAGGCTTTACGTGGCCGATGGCAAGAATCAGGATTTGGCTATCAATTTAGCCTTGCTGTATGATGGGCAAAACGCCATATACCATACTAATCAGACTTGTGGCGCAACAAACAATTATCCATACTGGCTATCAGTTCACGGCTTTTTGCAGCAGGCAGACGTTGTATTTGGTACGCTAAAATTCTTGCGCCAAATCGAAGATACGGGTAGTTTATTATCTGGAACGTACCGATACTTTTACCGCTACGTAACTCGCAATGGATACAAGACACCATTCTCCCCGATTACCAATAAGTTCTTTTTGACAACCCGAAAGATAAGCCAACTCAACGGCAATCACCATAATTATGAAATGGTTGAGTCTGGCATTGACACCAATAAGTCGGTCGAGTTGAGACTTGTCGGCTTGGACTCAAGATTCTACAAGGTAGAGCTTGGCTATATCTATCAGGTGTCAGACGACACAGTTACGGAGGTTAAGGTTTTTGAAGGCAGACTTCTTTCTCAGGGTGCTACCGAGTTTGCTTTTATTCATAACAATAACGGCGGGTATGACATCTTAGAGGAGGAACTCACAGCAAGGTTGCAAAGTATTTACAGCTCCGAGACCTTGTCGGTGAAAGAGAATCGTCTTTACAAGATGAATCTCGACATGGTTCCCAATATTAGTGCAGACGTTTCGGCCATGAGTGTATTCCCATTCATGCGGAATATGCTATCCGACAATACGCTTGAGCCTACCTTTACAGCCCAGACTAATCCGCTAACCAATTCCGCACCTGTCAATAGCACAGTGTCTGTTCAGCGATTCTCTGGTGTTTCCGAGTCCCACAGTATTGTCAATGACTTTGCGAATTACAAAGGGATGCAGTGGGCAAATCTATTTACTGGTTACAGGCGTGGAGATACGGTTACGTTGGCGGTGGTGCTATTTGATAGAAAGGGACGGCCAACCTTTGCTTCGGAGGAGATACGGTACACAATACCTCCATTTTACTCGACCGAGCAAAACATGGTATTCAGTGAGTTGGTCGGGGGCCGTTGGAATCTCAGGATATGTGGTCTTAAAATAAACGGCATCAGGATACCCAAGGAAAAGTTGTATGGCCCAGACGGCAAACTGAATGTAAGTGGATTCTCGGTTGTGCGAAAGGAAATAAACTCGGACGTACTTCATCAGGGCATAATTACGAATACCATCAGGCTGGCCACCGACAAGACCTATCCCGACCCATTTATTTCTAACCGCTTCACCCCAGAGTACTTCAAAGAGGGAGAGGGTTCGCACTTGTATCAAATACACCCCACGAGACTCAACGGCAATCCGTGCAACAACAGTCCATTGGTTGAGCCACCAAATATGGTTGGGCAGTTCATGTACTACTCGCCCGATGTAATGGTCGAACAAGCCCTTGATGCAAACAAAGAGACCGATTACGTTGAAGCCATAGGGTCTTGCCACAAAGCGTACACCAACTCAAGAATAGAATTGGTCGGCAATAACAGGCACTACTACGCAAAGGCGTACAAAACACTAAGGCTTGCTGGTGACACAAACAGGGGCCGTCCAGCACTTGGCTCGCAAAGTAGAGTGAAGTTCTCCGTACTCAACTCAAAGTTCAATGCGACCATAGAGAAGTTCAATATTGACGACCCGAACATGAAGTTCTACCCAGAGAACCACCTTAGATTTGAGGGCAGGAACGTGGATAGTTTACACAATAACTATGCACCACTACTGGGGCTTCAAGACTTCGAGAGTGCCGATGTGATAGAGAACACGACTTCTACGTGTAGCTATTACATTGTGAATTACAAGAGACCACGCACCGAGGCAAAGGCAAACCCAGATAACTTGGCCGAACAACCGTCCGTTTACATACCTACTGGACACTTTCAACCAATCACGCAAGCAATACTCAACCAAGCAGTAAACGCTCCGTCCTACTACGAATTTAATGACGTTGAAGTGTGGGGTGGAGATACTTACCTGAACTGGTTCGATTTTGTAAAGAACTATCCGTTCTACTCAAGAGGGTGCAATGATTGCGACGGGCCATATCACGATTACGCCGCTTCGCTTATCGTCCCCAACGAGAGTAAGTACAATTTGGCCATGAGGCTTGGCAGGTCTTTCGCAAGGTACTCTACAAGGCCAGAGCGGACAGGGTGCGCTAATGATAACGTTCAATTCACAAAGGGTGTGAATACTTTTCAGCCCGAAGAATGGAACATAAACAAGTGCCTTGTTCAAAAAGAAGCCATCGCTTTTTATCCATCAAGACCCAAAGACTTCGAGGACATACCAGCCCAGCCCAATGCGGTAGTCTGGTCAAACGCAAAGATATTTGGAGAGGAGGAAGATGCCTTTTTGAAGTTCTTGCCTAATAACATCAGAATACTGAATGGAATCCACGGAGAAGGGGTTGCGCTCAGGACAATGGGCGACACATTGTACTTCTTTCAAAGAAGGGCCTATGGTATCATGTTTACGTCCGACAGGGAGGTTATACCGACTACTGGCGGCGGACAGCTTACCATAGGGACAGGAGCCGCATTGGCGCAAATTCAGTATATCAACACGGAGCACGGATGCCAAGAGCGTTCCTCCATAGTAGTTAAAGGCAGAGCCATCTATTGGGTAGATGGAACGATGTCCCACCTTTGCAGACACTCTCAAGCTGGATATGATTCTATATCAAACCTACACAACGCTAACGCTTTCGCAAATTTCCTCCTACCAAGTTACAACAACCCAAATGACGACGTTCGTGTTGCCAGTGGGGTCAACTTTGATAGCGATGAGGTATTGTTCTCGTTCCGACACAACACAGATACTTCTAAAACCGTAGCAATTGTATTCTCCGAGAAGATAGGGGCATTTTCTTCCTTTTATTCTGGGGTTACGCAATTGTTTTTGAAGTCTGGAAGACATTTGTTTTCCGCTAATCCGTCTGCACCTAAAGAGTTACACCATCACTTTAAGGGCAAGAGGGGTGAGTTTTACGGTAAGTTTTATCCGTCCGAATTGTCATTCGTGGTGAATCAATCCATGAATATTGAGAAAGTGTTTGACAATTTACTTATAAATGTCAACCAATCGGGCAGCACTCGACTCAATACAACAACACTTACTACCGAAACCCAGTTGCAAGAAATCTACTTACAGACCGACCCAAGGGTTAAGTTTCGGGATGGACAATTGAGATTTCCCACCAGAGAGTACGAAATGGGCGCACCGAGACTAAGGGGTCATTGGCTATTAGTCAAGTTGTCTATCGAAAACCAAGACCAAATCCAAGATGGTTTGGATTTAGAGGTTGCAGTAACATCTGCGGATACCGAGTTCAGGGTATTGCAAAGGGCTTAAATTTTGCTTAACTTTACAAACAAACCGAAAATCAAATGAAACTTATCAAGTTTTTGTCGTCTCTGTTTAAGAGAAAAAAAGCAGTGGTGGAGCCTATCGTAGTAAGCCAGCCAAAAGCACAAGAACCCGTAAAGGTTTATGAGCAGCCCACAATACCAGAACCAGTCAAGAAAACGGACGAGGTGTATTGTGTTGTGCCTTCAAACGCCAATACGACGACCGTAGTTCCCCAAGGTACGGCAGTAGTCACAGGGGAGGTAAAGCCCAAAAAGAAACGGTACTACAAGAAAAAGCCAAAGGTGGTCGTACCCCAAGTAGATGTTTCGTTGGATGTAAAAGTAAATAAGCCTAATCGAACTAAACGCCAAGACAACGAGGACGACAACAGGCGAAACAGTTTCAAGAGTAGAACCAAACGGTGAAAATTGGCGACGAGGTTGAATATCTTGTGGACAGTACAGGTCAAGTACTTCTTTGTAAAATAGTAGGCGCATGGCAAAAAGGGTCAGTAAGAAAACCAATCATTCAGCTACCAAACTCAAAACACTTGGTAGTAGAAAAGCAGAGGTTAAAGTCATGTCCGCCAGCGAATGGCTAAAGAGAAAAGAAGCTGCACCGAGACAAAGAAGAAAGGCTCCTGAGCAAGAATTGCAAATTGAGTGCGTTAGGTGGTTTGATAGCACTTTTCCGAAGTACGTGGACTTGCTTTTTCACGTGCCAAATGGAGGGCTAAGGGGCTGGAAGACCGCTAAAGATTTCAAAGATATGGGAACTCGCAAGGGTGTTCCTGATTTTTTTTTCTTGTGGAACGGCGTATTCTATCCAATTGAGATGAAAAGTGAGGTGGGACATTTGAGTGCAGAGCAAAAATCATTACATTTGACATGGAAGAATGAAGGCAAGCTGAAAGGGGAAATACCCGTACTCAAGCGACTCGAATCATTCAAGGCCTGTATTTTGGGCATAATGAACAACGAAAATGCCACTATTTGATGTTATACGGCCCAAGTCTCAGACTTGGTTTGCGCCACAGTACAATGAGAAAGATGGACTCCTTTACAAACGTTCTGGAGATAAAACCATTTTTGGGAAAGTAACCGACGTTGCACTTCCCGTTCTTGGAGCGGTAGGCGGTAGCTTACTTGGGCTTCCCCCGCAAGTAGGAGCTATGCTTGGTCAGGGTGCTTCTATCGGACTAAACCGACTGGCAGGTAGTAATGCTACTGGCTTGGACGCAAAGGATAATATCAACGACGACTTTAATGCAACAGCCCAAAGGGGTATGTTTGGCTCTTCTTTGAACGCATTAGGTATGGGGGCCATAGGCGGCATGGGCGGACTGAAAAATCTTAGCGGCTCGGGTATCTTTGGCAAGGGCCTTAAAAGTATATCCGACTACTCGGTAAAGAACGCATCAAGTCTATTGGAAACTGGCATGAGGGAAGCTCCTGCTTCGCTTGCTGGACTAATGACTACACAAAAGCCACGAAATGCAATGGGTACAATAAAGTATTTCAGACTGGGCGGAAAGGCCATACGGCCTAACCATAAGGGCCTATACAAAGACGGAGACCATCGAGAGGACTATCTTATGGTTGACAAGAAAACCAAGGAGGTTGTTGGCGAGGCCCGATACAATGAGCGCATTTTTGACCAAAAGTCAAATGCCATGATGGAGGCCATTATGGGTAGCGAACTCAACAAGGACGAAAAGCAAGAACGACTTGGTAAGCACATCTATCGTGAACTCCTAACCCACGAGGATATTAACTTGTTTAAAAAGGGTGGTAAGTCTTGTAAAACAAAAAAGTATGAGCGAGGTGGTAAATCGGAAAAGCCACGACGTTCGAGTTTTACAAAAGAGGAATTACTTGACCCTAACTTTCGCCCAGAAAACATAAAAGACTGGAGTTCTTTTGTCGCTCAAAGGGCTAAATACATGAGCACCCAAAAGTCAGCCACAAGAGGCTCTATATCTCCCGATAAAGTAAGCCCAAAGGGTTCTGCCCCGAATGGCTCACCAAATCGAACCTCAAGAGGCCCAGAAGAAAACGAACAAGGCTCGATAGTTAGTGGGTTCGTAAAGCGGGTACTTTCCCAAAAGGAAGCCCCTCCGACTACAAGTAGTGCTCAACGTTCGGGCACAATACCACTCGGAAAAAGAGGTCTAATAACCCCAGAATCGGCAATACAAGCACTTGGCGCAGACGCACCATTGTTCCCCAAAGGTACACCTCCAAGTGGCGGACTGACCACGCCTCAAAGCGCACCAAGTCCATCGGCCACCTCAAGGGTTCCCGCTCGGAGCGCAAGAAGGGTTACTTCCATAGGTCGCCCCTCAACAAGTACGCCAAGTGCTGCGGCAAGTACGCCACGGATTGGTGCGAATATACCCGAGCCATCGGTTACTCCAGAGGACTTTGAGCGTTCGATGATGCCAGATACCCCAAGTCCAATCCCAGTAAGAGGCATACAAGGTGGTGCGGCGAATCTAAAAATGCCGACTATCCCAGTGGTCAATACGCCAACTACGAAAGCCGTGGGAACTCAGCCGACTTGGAGTGCTGGCGATATACTCAGTACTGGGTTTGATGCTTCAAAGGCGATATTGAGCGCAATAGGCGCAAGTCGCCCTTTGCCCACGTATGAGTTGCCAGACTCGTTTATGCAGTACAAGAATACGCTTGAAACAATGTCCAAGCAGGGCTTTACTCCAAACGAAATAGACGACGCAACACGCAGAATAAACGAGACCTACGCTAACGATGTTGGCTCAATTCGAGCTACTATTGGTGGCGGAGGAAATGCGGGCATGATGCTTGCTAATTTGAATCGGGCTGCATTAAACAGAAATAATGGATTCAGGAGCTTGGCAATCGCCAACACAGACCAGAGACGCAGGAATATGGCAGCTTACGGCGGGGCATTGCAGACCGAAATCGGAGCAGACAGAATCAATTTCCAAAACCAGTTTACGTCTGCCCAGAACGCCAGAAACAATGCTGGTCAGTCTATGATGCTAAACTTGCAAAACATACAAGACCGCATAGACTACAATCGCACTCAGCCCATGTACAACAAGTACTTGGATGCTTTGACAAGAAGTATTGACACCTACAATGCCGCAGGACGTGGCACTCAGTAATTATGCCAGCAGTAAACGCAGCTTTTCCTTTTGGTTCGGGTAGTAGTGCCATGTACTTGGCAATGCGACCCACCGAGCGTTTTGCTCAGAAAAGAGCCGACCGAAACATGGCACTCCAAGTGGGACTGCAAACCGCTCAACTTGCACAGCAAGAATTTGCGGTGTACGAGAATAATCGCCGAGAGTTGCAAAAGACAATGGACTATGTGGAGAAAATGCCACTACTTCCAAGGGGTGTACAGCTTATACGCTCACAAGTAATTGACCCAATCAGGAACGAAATTAAGGAGAAGATTAAGACTCAGTACAACGGTAGTGAGCGTGACTTTTTACAGAGAGAAGGTAGTTACTATCAGGACTTGGTTTCGAGCAAGTTAATGTCTGACCCATTAGTAGAGAAGCAACTCAGGACAAAAACCAACGTGGCTCTTGCGCTCAAAGACTTGCAAGATGGGAAGGTGCTAAAAGGCGGCAATACATTCAATCAGGCACTTTCTGACTATAATGCGGGGGTTAGTGATTTCATTGATTACGGAGGGAGCTACAAGCCGCCCAAGGGTATTTTAGATGTTCCGCTCAATAACACCCACCCAGACGTAAACTTTAAGTATGGGGTGTTTGACCAAAAGACTGGCAGGTACAATCCAGTCAAGTTTACCCGTGAGGACTTTATTCAGCAGGCCATGAACAATGGTATGCAAGCGGAAGAGGTAGCCGATTGGCTTACTTATCACCAGCCATACAACGGAGAGATGACTTGGAAACAGGGCGAACGCTTTACGCCCTACCAAGAGCAGCAACTCGAAAATACCAAATGGAGTCAAGGGTTTCAAGAAAGAAAGTTCAATGCCGACCAAAAGCAACGGGCCATATCTAACTCCCTACAACGAGAGGGCCTGAACATTAGAAAGGCTGCCTTGAATAAGGCCGATGCAATTGCCAATGGCACAATGGGTATTCCTACTTCCGAGTTCTTGTTTAATCCAATGACGGGAGGAGCCAGAGAAGTTGTCAAGGGTGGCGCATCTATCATTGAGAGAGACCTCGTTCCTGACGACAACATGAAGAACGCATTGGTTGATAGGACTGGAATTATCCAAGAGTATGACCCGTCAACCAAAACTTCTTATTACAAATTACCATCTGGCAATATGCGTTTCTTCAATGAAGGCAATGGCGTATGGCAAAAGGGAAATCTGAGCGGAACCGAGGCCAATGTTGACAAGAACAAAATATACTTACTTGAGAAGCCGACCAAGGGCAGTGCAAGTCAACTGGGCGGGTACAAGGTGAAAGATGCAAGCGGAGCTACGGTAGAAATGATACCCGCCATAAGGGCCACATGGAACTGGAATAATGGCGATGTTGCCACCCCAGCAGCAGGCTACGTCCCCATACCCGTTGATAGAAACTTGGTGGACTACCTAAACAAGCGGTACTCTATCAATTCAACCAAGGGGCAAATAGGCACAAGTGGCGCACTCAAAGTGGCGACCGAAGCAGAAAGCATTTACAATTACTCATTCGATTAAGCAATGCCAGACAAGAATCCAAAGTTAGACCGAAATCAAGTGGCGGAATTTGCCAACTACCTCAACTCGAAAGGTCAAGATGGCAATTGGTTTTTAAAAGGGTACGATAAGGCGATAGCCTCTGGAAATACCGACAAGGCTTTCGGGGTTGTATCAAAGGCCATGTCTGACTTCGGCTATACAATGCCAGCGCAACCCAAAAAGCCACTCGGCGAAAGGTTCAATCTAGAACGCTCAATGCTTGATGACCCTATTGCGGCCCAGGCAGGTACGGCTACCACTACGGCAGCATCTAAAGATAGACCAGAGGGATTCGTGAATACCAGTATCGAGGCTGGCAAATCATTGGCCAATATAGGTGTGGGCGTTTTGCAGGGTGTTGTTGATATGGTGGGGATGGCTGCAAAGGGGGATGCCGCAGACCCAATACAGGGAGCCATTAAACTTGGCGGGGAATACTTGCTTGAGAACAACAAAAGCGAAATGCTTTCCAAGTATTCGAGTGCTAAAGCCGAAAATAGTGTTCGGGTGGATGGTATTGTTAAATCCGTAAATGACCAACTCGAAAAGTTAAAGTTTAACCAAACCAAGATAAGTCCGTTTACCGAAGACGGTGGCTTGCAATTACCCAACACGGCATTTGTTGCCGACGCAATTGGCCAAGTAGTACCAATGCTTGCGCCTTCAATGGCTATGACCAGAGTTGGTCAAGTAGCAAAACTGGTAGAGGCAGCCAAAGTAGCACAAGCGGCTGGTAACGTGGCAAAAGCCGAGGCTATTGCAAGTAGAATATCGTCTATTCAAAAGGGTACTGGTCTTGTAATGGGACTACTTACTCAGATAAACAGCCAAATTGAAGAAGGGCAAAAGCAGGGCCTTAGCCGCTCGGATGCCGAGTTGGTGGGTGTAACCAAGTCTCTTATCACGTCTTATCTGGACAGTGCATTTGGCGTGGAGAATATGGTGCTTGGCGGCAAGTCTGTATTGAGCAAAGTACTCAAGAAGGAGTCGGGCAAGATAACCAAAGAGATAGCCGATGACATCTTAAAGAGTGGAGGGCTTACTTTTGAGTCTTTCAATAAGATGGTTGACGTGGCAGGAAAGTCTTATGCGTCCAAGATTGCCAAATATGTATTGGGTGTTGGGGGTGCATCGGTAAAGGAGGCCGTTGACGAAGGGCAGATACAAGGAAACGTAGAGGGCTTGATTGATATGCTCTACGACCAGACCTTTGGCAAGGATAGAACAGTCGGTCAAGGTAGATTTGGCACGGATATTTTTACGGAAAAATACCAAATTGAAAAGCTAAACGAAAGTGCGGCTGGCTTTTTGGGTGGCATGGCCTTTAGTCCAATGTCGGTAAAGACTACCGACTTCAAGCCAGTCGCTGCCGTTCAGTTGACGCAAAGCTATTTAACTGGTGGAGAGCAAGCATTTCAGGCGCAACGTTCCAAAATGCAAAGCGGTATTCAGTCTATGCTTCAAGCGGGCCAAATCACGCAAGACGAAGCCAATAATGCCACTAAGAATCTGAATGACATTGCCACAGCAATTGACACCTACAAGCAGAACAAGCAGGACGGCAGCCCAGACTTGATGATTTCGCCCAAGTCCATATTTCAGTTATATTGGACGAATGAATCACTCAACGAGGCAAAGTCCACGCAGCGTTCAATAGATAGCAACAGGCAGAAGTTTGAGGCCACAGAGCAAGCCGTACAGCAAGCAGAAGCTCAGGTTTCTGGGCTTGAGCAGGCGTTTGCTCAGAATCCATCGGATACCAACCTGATTGTTTCTTTGCAAGAGGCGCAAGACGAGCTATCTGCGCTCAAGTCTGACAGAGATAGGGGGAGATTGGTTGTTGCTTCTGACGAAAAAGTGGCCAGTAAGGTAAGTCGCCGAGTGAACTTCATCGAGCAGGCTCGCAATGAAATATTCAAAAACGGTGGAGCGTCAATAGATTTGAGTGCTTTCTCGAAGGGGCTTCAAAACATTGAAACCTTTTACGAAGGCCAATCGGTTAAGGTTTCGCCAACGGCCCCGTCGGCAAATGTCAAAGGCAAAACGTTCAACATTAAAGCCATTTCGGATAACGGTCAAGAAATAACACTTGACAACGACGAGGTGGTATTAGCCAATGACCTGAGCGTAAATACTACTCAGCCAGTTACGCCACAGTCAAGCGTGGTTTCTCCCGCCAACCCAACAACCAATCCTAATCCAGTTGTACAGCAGCAACAAGCCGAGCAAGAAATCCCAGAGATAGACGAACAGCCAGACGTTGACCTATCGTCTTATACACCAGAAGTTGCAGAATCTTTGGTTGGCCGTAGAATTATGGTCAAGCTGGATGGCACTGGCGAGGACTTTAGCGTGGCCACAATCAACTCTTTCAATCCAGATACCGAAGAATTTTCTATTCGAGTTGACGGAAGAAACTCTGATATTGACTATTCGGCAGAGGAGATTTTTGGCTATGACACTTCGTTTATGGGGTTTGTTAAGAATAAGCCAGCAAGTTCGCAGGCCCAACCACAGTCCGCAAATCAAGGACAACAAGCACAGCCACAAGCATCACCGTCGGGACAACAAGTTCAATCTGATGTATCAAGCAATGACGGCATTAACAATGAAACATTAGAGGCAATTGCCGATAAGCTAACTCGTGGCATTAGGCTTTCCGACGAAGATAATGAGGTTTTTTCAAAAAAAGGCAAAGAGATAAATGCCATAATTGAGCGAAGGTTTAATGATTCTATCGGTAAATCTCGACCCCAAGAAGCAAGCGGAGAAAGCGTGGGGCAATCGGCCCAACAAAAGGTACAAGGAGAAGTCGTACCCAGTCCATCTCCCAAGCCAGCGTATTCAAGTCTTATTTATTTAGACGACTTAGTTGGCAAAACGGTTTCTTATATGGGTAAAACTGGTGTCGTTAGGCAAGACGAAGGCGGTAAGATAACCATAGAAAACGAAGATGCTGTATTGGAGGTATCACCAGAAATTGCAGAGGCTCCAATTCAATCAACTTGGAAATATAGCGACGGTCGGGCTATTGTGCCAATTACTGACAAGAAAAGGCACGAAGTCGAGTTTGTGAACGAGGATACAGTGATTGTCAATGGTATAGAGTACGACGTACTTACAAAGCCGTCTGGCACGGTTGTGGGGCTTGTGGTTAAAGATGGTAGTGGTCAAGTAATTAAAAACGAAGCCATGCTCATTGCCGTTGAGATGGAACGGTCTCGCTATGACTTTGAGGCAAACAACAAAGAGCTTTACGATGCCATCCAAGAGATAGTACAAGACGAAGACAGGATAAAGCAACTGGGAGATGCCATTGCGAACGGAACGTTGTCAGCCGAAGATGTACTCAATGAATTGAGCGACCTTGAAAAGATAGCACTTATTGAATATGTGGAACAAAACTACGCAATAGATGAAAGCGGTGTCCGACCAGTACAGCGAGTTGGCCAAGGCCAAGGCTCAGATTTACAAGGATTTGGCCAAGATGAATCAACAAGAAACCCATCAGCTAATGCGGTCTCGGACGAGGGGTCGAATAGTGGGGCTGTCCAGAGAGCAATCGGCGAGAATAGCGGCGATACTGGAGCAGACGTTTCGCCGCCAAGTAGCAACTACGAAGGTTTAGATGACAGCAGGGTAGGCCAGAGGTGGAACCTTAGAGATGTAGGCAAGGTTGAGATTGTCGAGGATAACGGAAAGACTTTGTTGGTTCGTCCTTTGTTCGGAAGAAACCCTCAGCCAATGACCGTATCCGACCTTGACTTGACATCAAGAATATGGCCAAGGAACGTGATGGAGCGCATCGAGCAACTTACTCCAAAAGAGCTTGCCGAAGTTATTGACCTTGTGAAGAATTGGTACGAGGGCTTTGGCTACAATGGCGGCTCTGACAAGGATAGGGCTATTGCTTCGTTCGGATTTGACACGATGAGTAACCTAACAGACGAATTAAATCGGATGTTTGGAAAGGATTTCGTTTCGGAGTCGCCTACGCTTAGACGTGCTATCTTAGCCATACAAAGAAAAGACGGTAGCCGACGCAGAGACTTTGCCAATATTGCTCAAGAGATAGAATCTGATACTGGCATAAGTGTAAGTCCACAAGACATAGGCGACTTCTTTTTGCAGTATGGTACGGGCTCGCCCGATATGTTTGTTAGAGAGTTTGGTCAGGCGTTCAAGGATATAGTTGGATTTTCGCTCAACGAAAACACGGCCAAAAAGATACTGGATAAATACGTTTACAATAAACCAAACGTGTTTACGGGAGAGACCGAAAGTTTGGCTCCGCAAGAACTCATTGATATGGTCGAGGGGCTATTTGCCTCTATGACCCCAGAGGAAAAAATCGCTGGGCTTGCCATATTAGACAAGTATGCCGAGGACACTAACGAAGGGGCCGTATTCCCGAATGACAGATGGTTAGATGCGGCTGTTGACGGAGGGGATGTTGATATATTTGGAGACTCCCCTGCCGATAAATTCTTTAGGGCCGTATCGGTACTTGAGACGCAGTTTTCAAACTCGGAACTTGGTAGGTCTCTGGGTTATGGCGGTAGCGAAGACTTAGGAGACTTTGATTCGGCCTATGATGGCGCAAGTGGAGCAACCAATGTGCGGACTTTCCGCCCATCGCCACCAAGCATACAAGAGATTATTGCCGATGTAATGCGCCAAACCCAAGGCGTAGAGATTGTGCCTCAGTCGCAAACTGGCTCAACCATGAGCGTGGGAGAGGTTGTGGGAGCTTCTGATGTTGTGCAATCCGAGAGTCCTACACTATCAAGCGTAGAGGCTACGACCACAATGCCAAAAGAAATATCAGACCTATATCAAGAGGCAGCGACTTTAAGGTTTACGCTTGGGGCTTTATCGCAACAGATGGGCAGCAAAGGCTTATCAGGTAGGGCAAAGACCGAGTACGATAACACCAAGGGGAGACTGGATAGTATCGAGGTTAAATTATCCGAATACGAAAAAGCAAAAGAGGTTACGCCGACAACTAAGGCCGAAGTTAAATCGGAAAAAAAGGAGCAGTTGTTTGAAAATGGACAAGCTGCTATTTATTACGACGACCTTTACGACGAAAGTATAAAGGTTAAGGTGCTTTACAAGACTGGAGACGGTGGAGACGGGACAGAGAGATACCAAGTTCAATTTGAGACTGGAGAAGAAAGGAGCATTTGGAGTGATAAATTAAAGCCAGAGTCCTCATCTTCTGACCTCGAAGCAGGACAGGGCAATCCATTAAGAAGCGTAGATGCTACGGCTGAGGCATTAAGCGTAGAAGTTGCAAATGGACTAAAGTTCAATGCAAATTTTAATTTGCCATTAGAGGAGACAAGAACACCGCAGCAAGTAGCCCAAAACTACCACAAAGCAAAAGCCGACGGTAGCAACCCAGAACTCGTAAAGGCTGTTGAAGATTTACTTGGGGGTGAGCAATCTACCGAGCCAGAGGTTGAACCAAATTTACTTAATCAAGAGTCAGACACTTCGGCGTGGGAGTCTGCATTTGAGGCCGCAATCTCAAATGGGGATACGGCGGCACTAAGCGAACTCTACAATAAAGTACAAGTCGCATTAAACGGAATTGCCCAGAAGAAAGGCGACAAGGCAGTAGAGTACCTCAATGGTTTAAAGAAAAGATTAGAGGATTACGCCAAAACGAAAAAAGAAAATGGAACAAACCCAACAACAGGAACCAACCCCAGAACAACTCAAAGTGCTGGCGTATCGGGTGGCACAAGCAATAACAAGGTCGGTCGTGGACAAAAACCGCAACCGCTACAAGCAGGAGATAGCGACAGAGAAAATGCTCCACGACAAGGAGGTAATGAAAAACTTGCTGGAAGAAGCTCAAAGCGACCCTCAATAGTAACGGCTGGTACGTCTTTGATGCCCGTAATTGAGCCTATTATCAAAGTTGGAGAATACGACATTGACGAGGTTCAACTTGACGGCGTAAACCGTGCATTGTCGGCATTTTCAAAAGGAGAGAAGGGCTTTTTGTTGGCGGACGGAACAGGAGTTGGTAAGACTCGACAGTTGATTGCTATTGCAGACCGTGAGCAAAGAAGAACTGGTGGCACGGTAGTCATTGTAACCGAAAACCAATCTATCATTGAGTCGAGATTCAAGGTGGACGCAAAGAACATGGGCATAGATAATCCAAATATTATCTATACCACGTACAGTGCAATATCCGCAGAAGCCAAGGCTATATCCGAAAAAAGGACAAAGCTGGAAAATGCCCCTTTGCTTGGCCAGAATCACTCAATTGTTTTGTTTGACGAGGCCCACAACCTCAAAAACTTTGGCGCAGACAAGACGACTGCGGCTCGAAGCATGAAGTTTGATAGGGTGGTTTATGCAACTGCTACGCCAATGGATAAGCCCACTGGCTCGGCGTACTTTGTGGCTAAACTTTTAAATCGTAGTGAGGCGAGTGTTTACAGCGAACTTGGCTATGAAATTATCACCGAAACGAAGCGAGACAAGACAGGTAATTTAGTCGAAACCAAAACAATAAGAATAAAGAAAGGCGTAAGTCCCGCCAATTTAATTAAAAACATTGTCAGGGTTCGCAACGAATTAATCAGCCGTGGCCTCATGGTTCGCAGAGAATACCCATTCTGGGGTTCTTTTGAGGAAACTAAGATAACCATGCCAAGTAAGGCATTGGAGGAGGAACGTGAGATTATTGGATTCTACGAGGAACTTCGAGAAGTCCAAGCCAATGCGGCAGGGCAATCGGTACTTGAGCGAGGCCGATGGGTTGAGAATAGAAAGGTAAAACAGGTAGTATCCATCATCAAAGCACGTATCGCCGAGGGTAAGCAGGTGGTTGTTATTGCCGAAAACGTCAATACCCAAACATTCAAAGGTCTAAAGAAAAAGCAAGAGGAGGGTTCGCTGAGGCAAATTGCGGAGTTGCTGAAAAAGGAAGGCATATCGTTTTCCTTTTCGGCTGGCAAAGATGCTAACGTGTCGGGCATAGATGACTTCCAAAGCGGAAAGACTCAAGTTATACTTGGTAATTCGGCAAGGCTTTCTACGGGTGTTGACCTTGACGACCAGACTGGCAAAAAGCCAAGACACCTTATCATGGTTACAGCCCCTTATTCGGGGAACATCTTTCAGCAAGTAATGGGTCGGGTTTCTCGCAGAAATACCATGACTCCATCTACGGTAGAAATGCTATTATCCGACACCGAGGTTGACAAGGCCAAGGCTAAAGTTGTTCGCAACAAACTGGCGGTACTCAGGTCTGTACAGGATGGAACTATTGATGCAGATACGGCAAACTTGGTGATAGCTACTTTCTATGAGAAAGAGAGTGATAGTGCATCGGCTCCGTCTATTGAAGAAACCCCTGCCCCTAAAAGAACAACTCGGCCAGCACAACAATCTACGCCTCAGTCAAAGCCGAAAGCTAATCCCGTCGAACAGCCGTCTATCGAAGATGTGGGCGACGAAAGAATGTTCCTTGTAAAAGTTGACCCGACCGATGCCGAGTTTATCAGTTTCTTGAAGAACATTAATGCAACTTACAGCCCAGTAACCAGAAGGTATGCACTATTGGGAAGCAAGAGAGATATTGTAGAGCGAGCTATCTTGGTTAGAAAGAATAGAAAGCAGGTTGACGTTTGGCATGGTGGGCCATTCGACTTTGATAAGTTTAATCTATCGAGATACTTATACAAAGTATCTCTCCACAAGGGAAAATCCCCCGACCAATACACTTGGCTGGAGTGGGATAGGCCTATTGACGAAGGTGTTAAAGGTGGCATTATTAAAAAATTGCTCAATAAAGAAGATTACCAAATAAAGGAACTAAGCGGCAGATTTTATGTCTTAAAAGATGGGGAGTCTGTTACAAGTGGGCATAGTACAAAAGAAAAGGCTGATGATTTTGTTAATTTGCAAATTAAAAGAATTGCATCTAAGATTGATAATTCAACCAACGGAGAGCAAATTTACAATGTATTATCTGATATATTAAACAGCGATAAAGAAGCCTCATTGTTCCTTTTAGAGAATGGAATTGACGGCATAAAATATCCTGCTGAAAGCATTGCAAGGGGCGCAACGTCCGATACGGCAAGAGGCTTTAACTATGTCGTATTCGACGAGAACGCCATAACTATTGAGGAAAAGATTAGATTTCAAAAAGAGAAAGCCTCCCAAGACCAAAAAGCCGAAGTGCTCAATGGAGTACTGGCTACCCTGAAACAAGCATTTCCAAATGTAGAAGTTGAGGTTATATCGGATGCCGAAATGACTGAGAAGTTTGGGGCTGGCATGATTGGTCAGGCAGACCCCGTTACTGGTAAAATATCAATCAACGGGGAGAAGTTTAGAGCGGACACGGCATTGCACGAGTTTGCCCACGTTTACATTGGGGCACTCAGAAAGTACTATCCTAATTTACTCAGGGAGGCACAAGAAAAAATAAAAGGCACTGTTTATGAGGCGATAGCCAGAGAGCATTATGCTGGCGACGTTGTGGGTCTTTCAAAGTCGGTTCAAGAGGATTACATCTTGGAAGAAGCCTTAGCAATGGCAATCGGAGATAAAGGAGCCAAGTTTGACGTAAAAGTTCCTCAGCAAAAAAGCCTACTCGATACCATCAAGCGTATATTCAAGCGCATTGGTGATATGCTCAAAAAGGCGTTCAGTAAAGCTATTGATACTGATGCGGTCGTAGAAGATATGACCATCGAGCAGATAGTTAAAGCTACTGCCGAAAAGCTATTGTCTGGAAAGCTCATTAGCAATGAGACGTACAGCCAAATAATGAACGTTCGGGCTTCTGAGCAAGGGGGCCAAATCGAAAACATTCCGATTGAGCAGTTAGAGAGAAAGCAAATCATTAAAGGGGGTGCAGGTCAATCTAAAAATGAAGACACAAGGTCTCGGCTTGAATCTATTGCTAAATCGAATCCCGACTTATTTTATACTATTCCGTTTAGGGATGGGAGAATGTCTCATAAGATGGTTAAAGACGAAGATGCGACTACCACATTAGATGACATGACAAAAGGTGGGCGGCTTGTTCCAGATGACTTTTATAGCAATATGAATTGGTATGCCAACCTAAATGAGCAAGAGGATAGGGAGAGCGCAAGGGTTATTAGGCAAGTTCGCAATAATCCAGATGCGGAAGTTACTATTTATCGAGGGATACCCAGAGACGGAGTGCCAGTTATTGGCAACGGACAGTGGGTTAGCCTATCAAAGCTGTATGCCAAAAATGAATCGGAGGGCGACCGAGTAATATCCAAAAAGGTAAAAGCATCTGACGTTGTGTGGAACGCAGACAGTATCAATGAGTTCGCTTACTTTCCATCGGATGGCGCAATGGCCGATGCCGAGTATGTAGCAGAGGCATACAACTTGGACAAGAAAAATGGAAAAGAAACCGAATTAACAAGGGCGGTTGATAAGATTTTATCCCAGTCTGATGACATATCTCAATTGCCAAGGGCACAAAAGACTTTGGTTGACGCTTCTCCGCTAACTCAGTTACCGCAAGATACAGACATGGCGACGTTGAGTAATCACTTGGCCAATAACACTTACTCGGCAAAACACAGAACGGAAGCTCGACTCGACTCTACGCTTGAGGTTGACGAAAACGAAGAGTTGGTTGTTCGTCAAATGGACGGGGTGGCATTAATAAATGAAGCCAAAGATGCCGTGCAAGAACTCGTCGAAAAGAGAAAGTTGCCACCGCCATTACCTTCAAATGCTACATTTGCCGAGAAGGCTAAGTGGGCAAAGGAGGTCGCAAAAGTTAAGACACTCAATGCCCTATTCGACACATTCATAATGGTTGGTAGGGACAGGGTATCTATTCTAGTTCTCATTGGTAATCTATTCTTCAAGCAAGGACAAAGGGGCTACGACTTATTGGTCACGCAAACCAGAAGGCACTACGAGAAAGCATCGGAGGTCAAGATAATGGCCGATAATTTCGCTCAGCAACTATCAAGTGTCGAGGCGATAAGAAAAGCCATGCACGTATTTCAAGGGCGAACGATAAACAGGATGGGCGCAGAGACTCGGACTGACATTGTTAAGTTGGCTGGAATATCCCAGATAACGATGGACGGACAGGTTTACAATAGCCTTGAACTGCCAGACCGAGTGTTGATGCTTTTGGCCATGAGAACATGGAGGTCTTACAATACACTCGACAAGGACGGCAACATAAGCAAGAATGTCTATACGCAAATAGAAATAGACAATGACCCCAATTTGCCAGACGATAGAACTGGACTACAAAAGGGTGCGCCAAAAAGGGAAATTATCTTTGATAGCGAAGCCGATGTGATTGCACTCATGGAGCAAGCCTTTGATAAGATGGACTCCTTAAAGTCGCTATCTGCATATTGGAGTAATTTTGTGACAAATGTAGTACCCTATTTGCGTGAAACCTACGAGGCAACAGAGTTCAAGCAGTTTGTCGAAGAAGCTGCGTACTTCCCATTAAAAACCATCTTTAAGGGGGATAAGTCAGAGGTGGGGCTAAACGAACGAGACATTCGTTCCTTGGTCAGTGACATGGGTATCTTGAAGGCATATAAGTTCGATAAAAAACGACACTTGGATTGCTCAGGGGATATATTCTCGGAGATGTCAAGGTACGCTTATTTGGTTGAAAAGTATGTTCACTTTATGCCAGTCGTGAGAAACTACGAAAACGTGTACAAAGTAATTTCTCCCGACATGAGGGCACAAGGTCTTGAGGTTATTGCAGACCGAATGAAGGAGGCAATTGAGAAGTTCTACAAACTATCTGGATACACCGAGAAGCCAACTGACGGGGAGAGGCTATACAATGCCCTTGCAAGTCGAGTGGCCACTTCGCTGTTTGCGCTATCTCCAACTCAGCCACTCAAGCAAGCAACTACACTTATGTCCTTGTTTATGTCTCAAGACCAAATAGACAACAAGTACATATTGGGTAGGGCAACAAAAGACTATTCGAGGCTGTGGTTCAACTCCCTTGCTGCCGTTACGCCTATCGTAAAAGTAGAAGCCTTGGATAAGTTTACTGGGGAGGCTGTTCGTGATAGGTTGGTGCAAGAAATCTTAGATGACCCATACGCAAAGAACATAGTTGTCCGTATTAGTCAAAACCTACCCATTGATGTTGACTTGAGCTTGGGGAATAAGGCTACGCTTACTGGCTCTAACTTTGAGTTTGTTGATAAGTTTCTCTCTCCTGCGGCTCTCTACGTTGGCCGTCAGGCGACCAGAATAAATGAGGAGTTCTTGCTTCAATCCATGAAGCGTCCAGACGTTGCCTCGGTTATTGTAGCTTACTTTGCCGCCAAAGACCAAGTATTTGACCCGCAAAACGCCAAATACAATACCCTAACCGACGACCAAAAAGGAAAAGAGGCAGCAAGGATTGCCTCGGAAGCCATCAGGCAGACGCACCAGACCTACGACGACTTTGATAAAACTTGGTCGCAAATGGACAACAGTGCATTCATGTCCAAGATTGTAAACTTGTTTGCGAGCCAGTCGCTCAAGCAACTTGACAGGATGTCGGAATTATTCTTGAAATACTACCGAACTCGAAGTGATGCAGACGGAAAGGCACTTGCGCTTCATGCCACCTACGTTGCGCTACTTATTCCAGTGTGGAACTCATTCGCCGAGCTTGGTGGAGCCATACTAAGAGCAATGGCCGCCGACGATGAAGAGAAGGAAGAAAAAATCAAGAAAGAGTGGATTACAAGACTCAAGGATGGGTTCGGGCGAAACTTGCTGAGCACCGTACCTTCGGTTACGGGTCAAGTAATAGAAGCACTAATCGCTTGGTTTAACGACAAGACCTATGATGATGATGTACTTGAAACGCCAACCATAGCAACCGTTCACAAATTTGTTGCATCTTTGGGTGTGTTGCAACGTGCCTTAGATAAGAAAGTAGAAGAAATGACCGAAGCCCAAAGGGTGCAAAACATAAATACAATATGGCGCAACACCACTACTGCGGTTTCTGGATTCACGTCGCTTTCGCTTGGGCTATCAAGGGACTTTGTGAATGGGACGATGGGCCAAGCAAAAGGACTATTCTTGAATGAGGAAGAAAAGGCCCTACTCGAAAAGGTCAAAAAAAGAAAGAAAGTAAATGCCGAGAGGAAAGAACGACTCAAATCCCTCAGAGGAAATTGATTTAACTGACTTGCAGTCATTATACAGGCCGTTTGTAAAACTGGCCGAAGATATGGTGCTGCCCGAAGCGGACGATTACGACTCCGAATGGATGGCCATACTTCGAGAAGAACACCGCCGATGCAAGCAGGGCTGGCTGGCCCCAGACGGCAGGTACATTAACCCTATTGCTTACTTCTACTGGAATCACGTAAAGATTGACTACGAAGACCCTGAGCGTGGCCCCGTAGTGGATAATCCGCCATACACCAAAAAGGAACACGAATTACTCGACAAAGTTTATTTTAACGAGTACGTCTCTGGTTCTGGTGTGGATGCTACTGACCTTATAGCCATGAAAGCCCGTCGTAAGCGATGGACTTACACAACCCACTGCGCCATATTCTTGTGGGACTTTTGTCTTGGCGATAACAATACTCACTACGCAATAGGATACGACTCCGAAAAGACACAAGAGGAGGGTCAGCGTTTATTTGTTGAAACCTACGAGCGGCTTAGTCCGTTCTGGAAGGCGGACGCATTGTCTCCCAATAAGTCGGGTAAGATAGGCTACGGACAAGAGGTGTTAGACCCTCAAACGGGAGAGATAAAATACTCGGTAAAAAGGACAATTGTCTTTCGTTGTATTGACAAAGTTCCTGCCAGCTTCAAAGGTATGAAGCTAAAGCGTTGCCTGATGGACGAGGCTGGAAAGTACACTAATCTCAAAAAGGCAATCGGCGCAACCACGAGATGTTTCTATGTCGGAACCATCAAGACGGGGCAATTGCTCATTGGGGGTACTGCCGACTCCATAACCAATAAGTCGAGCGACTACATTGACCTTTGTAAGTCAGCCGAAAAGATTGGGCTAATCAAGCACTTTATTTCGGCGGCAGAGCTTGCTTATCCGTATATTAATGCAAAGACTGGCGACTCCCTGATTGAGCCAGCCAAGGCTAAATATTTGGCCGTAAGACAACACTTACTCGATACTGGTCAGCTTGAAAACTATTACGCCGAAATCCAAGAGAATCCCTTGTACGAGGAAGAGGCATATATGTCGCCTACGCTATCTTCGTTTCCAGCATCTAAACTCAACGACCAGCAAGAATACATCATATTCGCCAAGAAGGATAATCAAGTAAGGCATTACAGGCTTGAATGGGAAGTGGATAGGTTCACTCGTTCCAAGACTGGCAAGGTCACGGCCACTTTAGACCCTATGGGCCACTGGAGGATTTACGACAACGGTATGCCTCAGTTTAGGCAGAAGTTCTTGGATGTGCTTACCGTGGACGACGTTTACAAAAACGAGGCAGAGTATAGCGATTCTAAGTGCGCCGTAATGGTATATCGCCAGCAAACGCATAAAGTACCAGAGAGCGACCTGCCTATTGCCACGTACTTGTATAGGCCCGTGAACAAGGTATTGTTTTACGAGGAGGTCGCAAAAGCTACCGTATTCTGGGGCGGAAAGGTATTGGTCGAAAACAACGACGAGGCTTGCTTGAACTTCCTAACCAAGAAGCGACTTCACGAAAACATCATGTGGATAAACGGCAAGCGTGGTATAAGGAACTCCGAGAAAACCATATCCGACCAAGAATCATTGGCACTTATGTTCTTCTCGGAGGATAGGCACAAACGAGTGTACTTCTCCGAGTTATTGGATTGTCTCAGGGTAAACAGAGCGTCAAACTCCGACTTGCGTTCAGTATTCTTCTTAATGATGACCGCACTTGACGTACTGAAAGACGAGGGTATTGAGATAAACCAAGAAGTAGAAGAGCCTCCCAAGATTACACTCGGTAATAGGGAAATGAAAAGGCCGTCAACTGGCTTTACACTCGGCAGGATAGGTAAAGTCAAATCGGCCTAAGTGAACGCACATACGACTCTACCTTTCGGTCGAGGTCATCGTATATCTTCTTCTCCAACGGCCTTTCTTCAAATAGCTGCTTGAGCTTCCCGTTGCAGTTGTTGGCATGGTATCCGTATAAATCTTTTAACTGGAACATGGATAGGTTTGTGTGCTTTTGTAGCAGCGAGAACAAAACCCTACGTGCAATAATTGCCGTGCTTTTGTTTTCGTTAGACACCTTCCCTTCGTTTTCTTTGTAGAACACATAAGACATGACTTCGTATTCCTCGGCAACCATTTGCTGTATTGCCTCTCTATTGTCACTATCGGTAGCGAGGGTTTTGCCCTTTAGGTAGTAAACGCCGTCTATTTGCTCTTCTAATCGCTCCAGCCGTTCGTTTACCGTGTCAAGCTGGAAAGATATTCTTAGGCGCAATTCTTCTTGCAGAGACCTTAATTCGGATATGCTTTTAATCAATTCGTCCATAATGCTACGTCGGTTTGCTTTACCAAATATAGTAAAAAGATAAAACCCGCCCAAGTTGGACGGGAATATCAAACAAACCTCACGTAGTAATTTATGGATTTTGTCTTGCATAGGCCAGTTGTCTGACCTCTTGGGTTGTACCCAAAATCATTTCAAAGTCACACTCGAATGTGGTGCAGCAACCGATACTTGGCCTATCCTCAATCATTTGGAGTACCATTGTGGCATCGGATGTTGGCGTTGTGCCATTCGATAATTCGAGTACTTTCCTAAACCTGAAAGGCCACACTTGAATGGGTACGTAAACCCCTACACCTTTTCCTTGGCCGTCAACAAGCGAAATCCACCGTTCGGTAGGTAGTACTTGTCCAGCTGTATATGGGGGCGTTTGAATTGCGCCCTCGTTGAATGAGTAGCTCAGTGTTGAAAATGGCTGATTAGAGAACGGAGCATTGCCCAAGTATCCGTATGGGTTCTCCAAGTTTCTCGTAAAGAACAAGTATGGCACTTCGGCGGGGTATCCATTCCACACGGTTTGGTCTGCCCGATTGATAGTCATTTTGTACCGCACCCGAACGGTAGAGCTTGACTCGTCGAACGTGTACCAAGACTCGCAAATAACCTCTTGGTCAACCACCCTGTTGGTGAATTTCCACTGGAGCGGTCGAGATTTCACGTACAAGGTTCTTGTTGCTTGATTCCAAGATGGTGAGCTACCGTCAAAGATAACCTCGCCCCCGTTTCCGCCATCATCTCCCGCCTGAACTGCGTTCCAGCTCATATCGGAGTAGGCTGGGTTACTGCTCGGCGTACCACCCTGAATTTGGTAGTTTGCTGGCCCCGCATAAACTGATATACCACTCCACCGTCCAGCGTCACGAATGTTCATCACATTTGGGATGCCCTTTGATGTCTGACTTAGGTGTCGGATAGCGGCCCCAAAGTTGTAATCAACTTCCAGTCTCAGGTCTCCATTCGTAATGGTGGCAATATTATTGGCCACGCTATACTGAACGGCCCCGCCACACACGCTGCTTTGATAAGCGAAAAAGCCAGACTCGTAGGCCCCACAACCAGATTTACTAATCCTAATTTTGTAGTTGCCATCGGAAAGGGTAGTCGCATTAATGTCGAGCACAACTACGCCAGCCGAAGAAACATTTAGGTCTGTTCCGTTTGCCGTAGCCGAACCAGACGCAACCGATACCGATATGTTGTTTATCGGAGTTGTGCCGTTGGCCAGAAGTTGTACCGTGTACGCTCCCGACTCGGCAAAGGTTGCTGAAAAGTTAATCCTTGGCATAGGTTCGCAGATTGTGATGGTGTTCTCTATCTTCACGGGACATGGTATTGTTGGCGGCTCTGGTGAGCATCCCGCAAATGCGCCTATCGTTATCCATTCGCAGACTGGTGGCTTGCCCTTCTTCCCGAAGAGTGTGCGCCAAAAAGCCTTCAAGAATCGTATCATGCCGTAAAGACGATTTCATATCCCCAGCATAATGAACTTTGGTCGAACCACCCAGTTCCCGTTGATTGGCCAGAAGTTGTAGCCGAGCCGCAAGAGCCACTAAATCCAGTATTTTTCCCTACCAAGCTAATGCCTCCCGACTGCCCAGATGTCAAGCTACCAGATAGCCGAAGTTCGTCGCAAGAATAGTAGGATATGATACCCTCGTAGTAAAACCCGTTTGTGTTGTTGAGGATGCCAGTACAGCTTGAGCCTTGGAAGCACAATACTACCTGAGAGGCAGCCTCTCCCCTAACTCGACGGTCAAACGTTACGGATATGTTGCCCGACGGAACTGGCTGCCCGACTGGTATTCTAAATCGAACCGTCCGAGTAATCAGCGAAGAAGAAGCGTATCCGTTGCTATTGAGCCAAGAATCCACTTGGGACTCCGTGGCGGTGCCAGAGGTGGGGAATAGCACAGCCCCACCGTAGTCAATTACCCTGAACTGACCGCACCCATTTCCTTGTTTTTGGACTGATGGCATATTACGAGCAGGTTCCAGATGCCGAGTTGGCGGTTACTGAACAAGTAGGAGGATTCGACGTGCTTGACGAAGAAGAACTTGACGACGTAGTTCCCGCACAGGCCACGGTAATGATGTTCGTTTCGGCCCCACCACCGCCACTACAAACATTCACAAAGGCGGCCTTGAAATAGTAGGTCACGCCATCCGAAAGTCCAGTAACCGTAAATGTTCTGGAAAAGGAGCCGTTCTGAGAGCCTGAAATAGTCAGCGTCTGTATGGGCTGGCCACCATTGGTAAATGCCGAGCAAGCCGATGTGGTACACTGGTAAAGGTTCAATGTGTAAGAGGCGTTCCCGTTAGATATTGTCCAAGGGACGTTAATGGTCGCTGTTGCCATGCTTATACGCAGTTTTGAGTGATATTAGCGAAGTTTACAACACACGGAGGTGTGCTGGTTTGTGAACTACTTGATGTATTTTCCGTGTTGCAATGCACCGAAAGCGTCTGCCAGCTTGCCGTACAGGTCGTAGAGCTAACAACCACTTCGCAGTACGGCGCACCGCCTTGCCAGTTTGGTACACAAGGAGGTGTTGTGGTGTTGCTGGTTGAGTTGCTTGTGGTCGGCGTGGTAGTAGTTGGATTCGTGGTTGAACTTGTCGTGGGAGGCGTACTCGTGGTAGAGTGTGTTCTACAACTCTGACCACTAACTGGCCCACAAACACCATTAGCACTAAAGCCCAAGCAGCTTTGTCCAGAACTTGGATTGACTCTGACCTTGACAAACCATTTGTTCGTTTGGCCTATAACTTGCATACCATTGGTTGTACTCCAAGTGATAGGGCCTGTTAACCATATCGGATTGGGTACGACCATTACCAAGAACTCATTTGGGTTACTCGGAGAAGAAGGATACCAGTTGAACGTAGCCGTAGGGACAATCGTACAAGGGCAGTTTACGCAAGGGTCGCAGTTTCCGTTCACGTTAATTGGCGGAACATTGACCGTGGCGGTATTGGGGCCGCAATTGATTGTTATTGTGCCTGTAACCCTTCCAGCGCAACCCCTTATCTCAATTATTCCAGCAGAAATATTGACGATAACAATATCTCCCGTCGCTTGCAAGTTTCTGCTCACGATACTCACGTTAGCTGGCAAAACCAACTGGAAGCGATTAAATGTGCATCCAGCCGTAGGGTTTTCGTATGCGCCAACCTCGTTGAATACGGTTGTTCCCGACACTGGATTGGCTTGCATTGCGTAGGTCGCTTGGCCATCTACGTTGGTAGCTCTGAGCAAAAAGAAGTAGTTGTCGGTAAATAGCGTCGGACTAGCAACCAAATCGGTACTGCCACTAATGCTACTTGTGCCTCCAGCAATAGTTTGCCAAGAAACGCCACCGTCACTGGATATTTGCCACGTTGTAGCCAGTGGGGTGTTTACGTAGAAGTTGTAATCAAAGTCTCGCAATAAAGAGCCAGAGCGAACGCCTTTCGCTACGATATTGGCCGACACATCTACTGGTCGAGTAGGGCAATTAGAGTTTGGCAATTCAACCCAGCTTGGCGTAACACCCGACAATGTAGGCGGGCATTGGCCAGTAGTTGAGCTACTGGTTGTGCTCGGATTGTTACTGGTAGTACTATTGGTCGTTGAACTCGTATTGGAGCCACCTCCGCCATTTGACGTAGAACTCCCTCCACCCCCACCTCCACCGCAAGAAGTTGTACTATTGCAGTTACCATTACCTATGCAATCGGCATCTCGACAATCCAATGGCTCGCCCACCGATACATAAGGAGGCTGAGTACAACTTGGACATCCAAACGTACTGGTTGTAGATACAACGGGGGGCGGACATGAATTGCAACTCATATTATCAAGTCTTTATACCAGCACTCGATTTCGTTTAGTTCATCACAACCCATGCCCTCAAAAAGAGAGTTGGCAACCTTGGTCAGCTTTACAAATAGCAACTTATCTTTCGGTCTTACACGACCCAAAAAGGCATCCTCCACAATGCGATTAGACAATGTAGTGGCTTTTTGCCAAATGGCTATTTTAAGCTGACTCGCCGTCATGGGTTTAGATTAAAAATTATTCTCCAAATTCGCTCAAAAACAAATCCGTTAATTGGGTTTACGTGATTCTCGGAGCCTTCAAATAAGACTTTCAGTGCAAGCTCATAAAAAGACTTGGGCCTGCTTCTTATCTGTTCTCCCGTCACCAAAAACTGCCCACCAGCCGCAAAATTTATATGAGACTGAGTGCCAAGGCCCAGCTTTTCGCACACATCGTTTATGGGTAGCCCTTCGTGGTGTGGCCAGCCATTCGGGTCGCAGCTAAATCGTCGCCCAATCAAATTCGGACTGGCCATATACAAGTTGTGGTATAACTCCACTTTCGTTACGTGGTCAAATGGATTTCCCTGTAAAAAGACGTACTTATATTCTGGATTGATATAGTCATACGTCCTTACAATAAATTCCAAAAAGGAATGAGACTCCCTACCGATGTTTCTCAATTGATAGGTTGGGACGCCAGACTTTTGGTATATATCTGCATACCCTCCTTTGTGAATCAAAATTAAATTGCCAATACCCTTGACATCTTCAATCCATCCAAAGTCCTCCTTGTAGTGGGCAATAACAATGTTTAGCATTTTTGAGTGAGGTTGTGTATAAACGCTTTAATCATTTCTACCTTAGACTTTGCACAAACACAGTCAAACGCACAATCGTGTAACAAAGCCTCGTATAAGGAATCGGCCAAGGTAAGATTATTAAGAGCCGACCATTGCGTGTGGCCGTTAGCTAATGTAGCCTTTCCAGTATCTACTCCTACCGTTGCGTCCAAAGTGGCCTTGCGTATTGACTCTCCTATTTCACAGTGCAAGAATTTAACAACCACGAACGAGGCGTGTAGCACTGAAGACAAAAGAGTGCCAGTATAGATATTGTAGGTAAACTCGTAGCACCCCGCAGCGAAGTAGTCCACGCCAGCCTTTTGGTATCCACCACAATTGCCCATAAAGACGACATAATCCCCGATGCCTGTATTCCCACAATTCGCAGGAGCAACAGTGGACTGGCTACTTACCGAAATCAGTTGCCCGATTTCAAGCCTTGAGGTTGTGTTGGGGGTGAAGTTTACATTCCATCTGAATCGCTGACCGTCGGGGAACTTAATGAGCAGTTCTGTCTTAACTACTTGATTTACAGCGACATTAGGGCTTCCATAGCCTCCAGTATTCGTAGAGGAATAAAGCCCAGTTGTTTCCTTTACAAGCAAGGAGCCACACTGACCCCTAAGTTCTTCGATATGTAGCCTTGGAGTTACCATGATACTAAGATACGCCTAAGTATTATACCCTACGGTCCGGCTTGGTTTATCGTGTTCACTAAAGATAATCTCGTACCAGTTTGGCTTTACTAATCTCTGTAAAACTAAATATATAGTCAATCTTTTGGAATGTAGGTAAGTTTGTCTTGGATTAAAAATAACAAACCCATGACCGTAGAGCAACAAGAAAACGTAGTAACTCGACAAGTTTCATCGGACGAGTTTTTTGCCGATTCCGACTCGTTAGTTACGTCAGAATCCTCAGCAACGCAAGAAGTTGTCGAGACAAAAGAGCAAGCTCCTGCACAAGAAGCCAAGGATACGGACGGCGAAAAATTCGATTGGTGGGGAGAGGAATCTGAGGGTACAACCGCAGAAGCGCAAACCGATGCAACTCAGCCCGCAAACCTACTTACTCAACTATCCACAGAGTATGGCATAGAGCCAACCGAAGATGCGGCAGTATTTAAGGAGCGTTTGGATGCCAAGATAAGAGCGATGTCTTCGGTGGCAGAGCCAGACGAATTATCGTATCTACGTCAGTACGTTACGCTCAACCCAGAGGATGTAATTTACGAACACCTCAAGGTAAAGATGGAGGAAGACCCTTTGTTTAGTATCACAGAGGACGAAATTGAGGACAAGATTCAAGACCTGAAAGACCGTGGCGAACTCGAAAAAGCCGCAGAAAAAATATTAAAGCCCAAGCAGGAGCGTTTGACGCAACTTGAGGCTGATTATCAGAAGTCAATTAAAGACCACGAAGCTGAGGTTGTCAAGCAGAGGCAAGTTATCGCAAGTACGATAGAGTCCTTTTCGACTTTTGATGGGGTTAAATTAAACCCAAGACAGGCATCCGAGTTGAAGCGATTCGTGCTTGACGGGGAATTTGCCAAGACGATTTTGGAAACACCAGAGGGCATCGCATTGGCAGCGTTTTATGCCCACCCGATGGGCAAAGAGTACCTTAAAAAAATGCAAGCAGAGTTTGTGAAGAAAGGCAAAAGTTCAGTTTATCGTTCGCTCGAATCTTCGGACGTAAGAGTGGGACAGCCTACCGAGGTTCCTAATGGAGCCAAAACCAGACTTGTAAGTAGTGACGAGTTTTACAACTAAACAACAATATAATGGCCGCAACAATCAAAACCAAAAAGATTGGCTCAGGCGAGATTGACATGGAAGTTCTGAACCTCTCGATGGCGAAGAACCCTCAAATCCTCAAAGACCTGTACGTGAATCTTTTTGCTCGTAAAGCACCATTCTCTACGTTCGTATCGAACTTAGGGGTGAGCGACAACGAAGAAGTGCTACCGTCGAACATGATTCGATGGGCCGTTTGGGGACACCCAGACGTTCCGACTTATGTTCTTTCGGTTTCTACCACTACGCCAACGGTGGGCGTTCCTTTTGAAATTACCCTGAGCAATGGGTTTTTCCGAGCCAACGCCGTCCTTCGCACTCAGGTTACAAACCACAACATCTTCATCAAGTCGAATGGTGTTCCTTCGGCTGGCGGCACTCGCTACACGGCTGAGTACATCGGTACTGCTGGACAGCAAATGCCAGTGGGCGTTTTGGTTCCTAATTCGCAAGTGTCTTACCTTACTGCTGCCTATGGAGAAGCCTCTGAAACGGGTCACCCATTGCCGTTTGTAACTGGGCCAGACTACTACACGAACGTAATGACACTCACCCGTCACAAGGAGGGTATTACGGGTTCGGCTATGACCGAGGCTATCATTTACGAGGACACGAAGTTTGACCCATTGACCAACGAGAATAAGTTGTTCCGTGGTATGCTTCCTGTGATTATGAAAGATGGCCGCAACCTCATTGAGGAGCATATCTACAAAAAAGAAATGAACTACATCTACGGCGTATCTAACTTTGACCCCGCAACTGGCAAGGTGTTTACGATAGATGCAGACGGCAAACCCGTACCAATGGGTGATGGCTTCATTCGCCAATTTGAACAAGGTCGCACGGTTCACTTTGACCCTAAAATGGGTATCCCGCAAATCGCACAGCTTATCAAGAATATGCGTCAATTTGTGACCTATAACATGGGCGCAGAGAGCATGGACTTGTATGTGATGGGTGGCAACTTGGCAAAGCTCATTTACCAAGACGTACTCACTTATGAGCACAACAAGACTGGCGTAACCATTCAAAAAGTACTTGGCAAAGACGCAAAAGACTTGATGGCTGGTATCGAATACACTGGCTTGCAAGATATGCTTGGCTCGCTCAAGTTTATTTACAACCCTGTATTTGACGACAAGACGAATCCAAGTCTTCGTGTAGCATACGCTGGGCAGTCATTCTCTGCCGAGTCTGGGGATATGTACTTCTTCTTCGTGAAGAAAACGCAGGATGGCAAAACTAACATCCGTACATTCTCTAAGGGTAAAAACTTCCGTGGACACCAAGTTGACCGCCGACTGGTTTACGGGTACATCCCCGGCATGACTGGTTGGGCTAAGAAGAATATTGGCTCTCGTGCTGCGGCTTCTATGGAGCAATACAGCGACTATATGCAAATCGCAACTGGTCGTGATGCCGAGCAATTTGAGGTATTGTCTGAGACAATGCTGATTCTTGCAAACCCAAGTGAATTTGGACTCTTGAAAGTAAACCGTTAATTTTTGAACCATGACCTCAGTAGCAGAATCATCGAAAATATTGTTGCGGTATAAGCCGTTCAACCAGCAAGTAAAAGTGCCAAACCAAAAAGAGTTCACCTGCTTTTGGGAGCCTTCGGTAGCCAAGATGCACCTTTTCAAATCGGAAGATGGTGCGGATGGCCCCTTGGCAATCCCGTCGGGCGGAGAGCTTTGGCTCGAACCTTCGACCAAAGAGGTGGATAAGCATAACTACGCAATTCTCGTTAAAATGAACCAAGTAGGTCTTTTAGCCAAAGAGGGTGTAGAGCTTGTTGACCTCGAAGCGGAGGAGGACAAAGAGCTAAAAGCTCGTGAACTGCGACGTGAGGCACTTGACAAGGTTAGAGAGGTGATTGTTGGAGGAGATACCAAGTTTATTAAAGCACTTATGCTTAGACTTGGATTGCCCTTTGACGAAGGAATCACAGAGAAGCGAGTTCGGGGAGAGTTGGAGCGTTATGCCGAAGCCAATCCGTCCAACTTCTTAGCCTTGCTTACTGACCAAGAACTGCCCAAGAAAATCTTGATTGACGAAGCTATCCGTAGCAATGTCATTAAGATTGACGGCGACAATTTCTTCTTTGGTGCTACTCGAATGGGTATTTCAGAGCAAGCGGTACTGGATTACATCACCAAGCACGAAGATATTGGCGAATTAATCCAGTCGGAGGTGTCGCGAATTAACAATGGGCTTACGGAGGTTTATAGCGTTCAAGAGAAAGAAGATGTTTCGGTGGACTTTGGCATTAGCCAAAAGGACGTAGAGATGCTGATTTCTGCGGGTGTTGTAAAGCAGACAAAGAAAGGTAACGCCAAGGAGTTTATCTACCGTGGCTTGCCTTGTGGCGACTCCATAGAGAAAGTAACGCAATGGTTCAACAAGCAGCCAGTGGCCTTCAATGCGGCCAAAAAAGAGGCTGCCTCTAAAAAATAAAGGGACGCAAGATGACTTTTCAAGAAATGCACGACACAATGGATTTGGAACTCGACAGGTTTCAGTCTCCGTATTTCGATGCCATTGAAAAGGATAATTTTCTGAATCAGGCCCTCGATGCTTGGATGACAAAGGCATCGGAAAGGGCAGAAAAGACGCAACGATACAGGGACGAGTTGGGTGGCTTAGTTATCGCACGGCCATTCAACTCGCCCTCAATCTTGGTATCGGACTTGGTTAGGTATCGCAGGCTACTTGGCATTACGGCAGACTTCGATTTTCAATGTGGTACGCAGACTATCAGGCGCACCGTACCCGTAGAGCCAAAGAATAACGACCGATTTGGGGTAGATTTAAGTTCTCCATTTCAAATACCTAACGACCAATTTCCGATATACGAAGAAACAAGGGAAGTGCTGGGTGGGAGGCAGATAAAGATACTTAGTCGCAATGCGCCTATTGTCGTGGACGTAACCTACTTAATGAACCCCAGAACCATTGATGGTGCATCAGAGCCAAACGAATCACTCATTGACGAAATCCCTAAACAAGCACTTCGAGAAATCGTAAACTTGGCAGTTCAGTTCGCAATGGGTTCTACTGGCGACGCTCGTATTCAAAATACACTACTTAAAAACCAACAAAATGGCTAATCCTATTTACGGGGCAGAGGCATTGTCCCCACTCTTTAATCCCTCTTGGCTGGATTTAATTCCAGAAAGAGTACAAAACGACCGCCCCAGCGAAATTGTGGTACTGAGTGGCGGCACTGGCTCTACGGCCATCACCAATGGTCAGTTGCTCGTTACGCCTTCTACGGGAGGTGGCAGTCCACTTGCTATTCCCTTCAAGCGAATTGAGAGCTTTTACACGCTCGGTATCACAACCGCACGTGCCAAAATCTTTGAATTGACTTGTACTTCTACTTGCTTGCCCGACCCGAACTGCTACATTCAGGTTCGTAAGTGGGACGGCTTCTCTGACCAAATCCCCAACGAGCGTGAGTACTCAACAATCATTGGTGGCTTGGTAGATTGTAGCCAAAACTGCACCCAAAAGATTGATTCGCTGATTGCTGCTGCTGCGCTTGACCCCAAGAAGTGGGTGACGCTCACTCGAATTGGGACGGATAAGTTGCGAGTAACTGGCCCCGTGGGTGTTGACTTTGACGTGTTCGCTTCGGGTTGCTTTACTGTAAAGGAAGTTGTTCAAGATATTTGCACTTCGTTTGGAACTTGTGCAGATTTCAAAAAGATGGGAGCACCACTTGGTTGCGGGTGCGACAACAGCGATACTACCGCCTTCAAGGTTATCGGTATCGAATACGAAGCACCACTCAAAATTGCAACTCACGGTACGTTTGCTGGCCTCAAGCCAAGCGACAACGCCCACGTGTACGTCCGCAAGATTGCTTGGGTTGCCTTCCAGAATACAGTCAATAACACTCAGTACGATGCACTGATTGCGCTTTTGACCAACTCAAGCAACGAGCGTTTGGATATTTTTGGCTCAACTACGGCAGTTAACACCTGCTCGTCATTGGTCACTTCGTCCTCAACGACCGCCTAATAATTAAGTTTGCAGCAAAAACCTCTTGTAGTATGAATTTTGGCGTATTGCTTTATACCAACAATAAATTTGAAGAAGCCGTATTTGAGAACGTAATAAAACACATTTACGTCCAAGTAAAGCCTAAAGACCTATTGGTGGTAAGCCACTCCCCCGTCAATCAAGACATACTACAAGGGGCTGCAAACGTAATTTACAAGCCCGTCGGGGTCTGGAACTTCGACATATACAAACAAATTGAGTTGGGCCTTGGCCTAATGAATCAAGATGTTGTGTTTTTTGCAGAGCACGACGTACTCTATCCGCACGACCACTACGAAACTTGCATGAGTAATTTGGATGGTGGTAAAGTTAATTACGCCCACAATATTGTCATTGCCAATGCGGTCGGATACTGGACTTATCGCCCTTCTGTATTTCAGAGCACGTGCTTTGGAAAGCGAGAAACGCTACAAGTTGCAACTTCCCAAAAATTGTCTTATATTCCGACTGATTTTTCAAGTGCAGCCCCTACATTTGACATGGGCGTAAACGAGGGAGTACCCATACATGAGTTTTGGAACGACCACGAAGTACTTGATATTAGGCACAAATACAATGCTACGCCAACGGGAACGGCAGACAAGGGGCAACCTTTGTTTTATCATACGCCATACTGGGGTAGCCACGCTGGGATTGTAAAGAAACTGGAACTTACCGAGACCCACGGTATTTACTATTCAGAAGTTAGGCAATGAGCAATTTAGTCAATAACGTACTGAGTCCATTCTTCATACCTCCATCTTATGTAGATACATCTAAGATTGACGGTGGAGCAGCAAGTGGCATGATGCCACTTTTGGTGTATAATGACGACTGGGACGAAAACGACGAAGACTTCAAGAAAAAGGTAGTACAGCAATTACACAATGTGTTGCACCTTAGATACTTGGGTTTTCAGTTTGGCAGTAGGGGCCTGAATCCGCTCGACAACTACAATGCTTACCTCGGTATGCTTGATAGTGAAGACTACCTTGAGAACACGCACACTTACGGAGAGGAGGGAAATGCGCCACTCAAAGATTACTCGTTCTTCGATACGAATGTAAACATCTTGGTTGGTATGATAATGAACCAGCCTTTCGATATTGACGTAAAGACGGTCAACTCGGAAGCTGGCGAGGGTAGATTAGAGGCTGCTGCGGAGATGGCCACCGAGTCATTCATGCGCTCTATGTCAGAATCTCTCAGGCAGGAGGGTATGGACTTGGAGCCAGCAATGGTAGATAAGTCGGTTTACGTACCGACCGAGGAGGAAGAGCGCATGGCTTTTCTTACCGAGAAAGACCAAATCGAACAGGCCGTCACAGATATGCTACACTACACCAAGTTTAGGTATCATATCGAAACCGAACTATCGGAGTGTTTCAGAGACAAGGCTATTGTTGACCAAGAGTATTGCGAGATTTACCAGATAGGAGATAGCGATTGCTCAATTAGACGCATACACCCCAAGCAAATATCTTGGATTGGGGATGACTTTACCGATGATATAGGGGAAACGGATGCTCAGGCTATTACCAGATACATCCACCTGAATACAGCTATACAAAAATACGGACAATTCTTGGACGTTACGGGTCGTGAATCGCTCATAAAACAACTTAGAGACTTGGGTTCGGAGGTCGGCACTACTTGGTACGGAAACTTTCAGGGCTTTGAGAAAAGTTGGCTAAATGGACATGGCCACGTAAACCTGAGCAACTTGAACGGATGGATGGGCTTGTACTATCCTACCGATAACAATACTACTCTTCTTTGTGAGCAACGAATGTTCTTCAAGATGATTCGGCTGATTCGCTTCAAGATTGAGTACAAAGGTAGGGCGGCCACAAAAGAGGAGTTTGCTGACTACAAAAAAGGAAAGATACCCGCCGACGATATTGTGTACGTTCGGATTGAGAAGGACTACAAAGAGAAGGCTGGCGAAGTTATTGTCAAAAGGCCAATTGTCGAACTGTGGCAATCTACCCGACTTGGAGCCAACCTGATTGTTGACCTCAAGCGATGCCCAGTTATGTTTCGGGACAGAAACGACCCAGCCAACACGAAGCCGCCTATTATTGGCTACGTTGGTAAGGGCAGAAGTCTTGTTACAAAAGGAAAGCCGTTGCAGCAGATGTACAATGGCATCATTCGGGTAATTAGAAAGCAGGTCAATACGTTGGGCATTACAGCTCTTGCTTATGACTTATCCCAGATGCCAAATGGGTACGATGTAGAGCGAGTGCTTTATGAAGGGAAAGAGGTTGGCTTGTATTTGTACAACAGCAAGCAGGTCGTAGGAGGCCCGCCATCCAGAGAGGATGGCAGACACCTGACCAAGGTTGACATGGGCAATACAGCCGATATTCTCAATCTACTCAACTTGGCTGCACTTATCCACGAGGCATACGATAGAATGTGCGGTATAACTGCATCCATGAAGGGTCAGTTACAAGACAGGCAAGGAGTTCGGGTAACGGAAGCCGCTCTGGCTCAGGGGAATTTGGTCTTGATGCCTATGTTCCGAGAGCACCGAAATTTCGTAGCCAAGGCTTTGCAGATGCTCGCCAACTACGGAAAGCACGTTTGGGCGAATAAGCCTACTCGAAACATCATACTGGGAAAGGCTGGTAGAAAGATACTTCAACTCACCAAGAAGATGGCCAGCGAAGAATATGGCATTTTCTTCATGGATGGATACCAAGCCCAGCAAGACAAACAAGTTATCAGTTCTCTGGCCGACAAGGCACTTTCTTCTGGAACTGCTACACTCGGAGAGGTGCTCGATATTATCTTCGAGGATAACCCACAAAGAGCCAAATCGGTATTCAAGCAGGGTATGAGTGTGCTGAATAGGATGCAAGCAGAAGGCCAACAGGCTCAATCACAAGCAATGCAAGCCAAGGCTCAGGCAGACCAGATTAAAGCCCAGTCGCCAATTGAGGTCGCAAACATAAACCGCCAAACCCAAATCGAGGTCACTCAAATGAAGATTGACGCAGAGAAAGAATTGGCTGGAAGAAAGATAGAGTTCGAGGAGGACAAGGCCGATATTGATAATTCGGTTGCATTACAACAAGAGTCATTCCTTCAAAATAGACCCACGCAATGAACGAATTAGAGGCACGATATTTGTTCTTTCGGATGCTCGCCTGTGCTCCGCTAAACAATAATGGCGTTTCTGGCGACTTTGTGATTGGTCTCGATGCCGAGTCTAAATACCTTGTACGAATACCAGTATCCGAGTTAGGTTCTGGCAGTGGGGGTGGCAACAATGTTACCAGCTTCGACCTAAACCTAACAAACATAAGCACCGCTACGGTAACGCAATTGCAGCACGGATTCTTGAGGGTTCTTGATGCTTACGTGCTAAATGCTACTGGGCAAAAAGTGCTACTTGAAATTGTAATATCATTGCCAAGTCAATCAGTTTCGTTTCACTCGAACAATCCCCTGACTGGCAAATTGGTCATATTTGGAACTAATAACATTTAAAAGCCATGCCAGTACCTATTTCGTCCGACCAAGATTTCGCTAAAGGCTCAAGGCTGCTGAATGTACTCTTGCATGAAGCGGCTACCGCAACCATAAATGCCGCACTCACAGTTCGTTCTCAGTTGGGATATGACTCAACTATCTTGAGGGCCAAGATACACGATGGAACCGCAGTTCGCACGTTGCTCCAAAACAATGACATCACCACGTCAAATACAATGGGTGGTGGCTCGGCTACCGACTCTACGGTTCCTTCCACAAAGTCCGTGTATGATTTCGTTATTAACTTGGTCAGTAGCGGACAGGAGGCATTTACGGACTTCGATGCAACAACCAATACAACCTTTCCGTCTGGGGCAACACTCTCAAAGCGGTATCGGGTTTCGGTAGCTGGAACAGTTCAAGGTGTAGTGCTACAAGTTGCCGACATCTTTTGGCCCAAAGTAGCAACCCCCTCTACTACCAATGCTGCCGACTGGGTGTTTGCGCAAGGCAACGTGGACGCAGCCAGTTCGTCATCATCTGGACTCGTATTGCTCGCCACCTATGCACAACTAACTGGCAATGCTGGTGGGGATGCAAACAGAGTTGTTACGGTAGCGACCTTCAACCAGTTTGAGGCTGACAATCCAAGACTCAAGCGTCAAGTACTAACCAATCAGTCTTTCTCGGTTGGCACAACTGGACTCACTCACACGCTGAACACCACAAATATTGCGTCCTTCAATGTTCGCAGTGCTGCGGGGAATCACCTTTTAGAGTGGAATCCATCTACCAATTCAAACATTAACGTTACCGTTTCGGTCGCTATATCTAACGCAACGGTAATAATAACCGCAGTCTAAGAGATGTCAGGTGTGATTATGCACGCTCCCGACGGAGGCACATTCGACTCTACTAATGGTAGGGTTGTTGGCTTTAATGTTGCCGACTGGGAGGTGAAGTCTTATAGTTGGGCCAATATGCCTTCGTCTGGAGGTGGATTGCCGACTGGCGGAACTAAATCACAACTACTTAGGAAGTCATCAGCAACCAACGGGGATGCAACTTGGACTAATTCGGTAAGGCAAAATACGCTAACTACCTCTGGCACAGTGACTTGGGACTTGTCTGACCACGATACACTTCACGTTACGGCCAATGGCAACATTACGTTCTCGAATCCAACAAACGTTTCGGCTGGTAATTACAAGATTATATTCAGGCAAGACGCAACTGGTGGCAGAACAATAACGTGGGGGTCTAATTACGTGTTTCCCAACGGAACGCCGTACTTGAATACGGCGGCGAATGGCCGAACAATATACGAGTTCTCCAACAACGGAACCGACATGATTGGTACTGTTGAGAGTAGCCCACTTCTTGTTGAGTACGAAACCAATGGTACATTTACCTTGCCGCAACCTATCGGCTGGAAAAAGTTCGACTATTGGGTAGTAGGTGCAGGTGGCGGCGGTGGCTCAGGTCGCAGGGGGCTATCAACCGAAGCACGGGGTGGTGGTGGTGGTGGTGGTGGTGGTGCGGTTCAATTTGGAACCATTGACAATACGGCGATTAGCGGAACCGACCTGACTATTGTAGTGGGTACTGGCGGCACAGGAGGGTCTGCAATTAGCACGGATAACACAAGTGGTTCTAACGGCGGAGCAGGAGGACAAAGCAGGATTGAGCAAGCGGGAACTATACTGGTGATTGTAAACGGGGGTAATCAGGGGCAAGGAGGCACAACAGCCGCAGGTACGGCGGGGGGTGCATCCACAAATGGTATGTTATTAGGCTCGGCAGGCGGTGCAGGCGGTGCAGCAGCTAACGCAGGGCCAGGATTAACAGCCGTCGGCCCCGCTCCTAACGGTGGCGGTGGTGGTGGTGGTATCACAACGGCAAACGTACTCCGTAACGCCGCAGCAGGAGGAGCATCATCCGTTACAACCCAAGCATCGGCAGCAGTTGGAACTAACGGATTTGTAGCAGCAAACGGACTATTCGGCTTTGGCGGCGGGGGTAGCAGTGCCTCTATTACCACGGACTGCCTATCTGGCGGAAACGGTGAACGAGGCGGCGGCGGCGGTGGCGGTGGCGCATCCGTAAACGGCACTGCATCAGGCGCTGGCGGACGTGGGGGGCATGGATATGTGCGATTAATTTTCTATTTTTGAGCTATGAAAAAAGAGAAAGCAATACTCAACCTAATCGGCGGGTCTGGTGGCCGTGATAGGTCAGGAAACACCACAAATAAAGGCGATACCATCACTATCCGAGGTGGTAGTGGCGGCAGTGTATCTGTGAATAGTGTCAATGGTAATAGTGCACTCACTATTACTGGTGGCGAAATGTTGCGACGTGCGCTTAATATGATTTCGGACGAAAAATGATAAGGACTAACGGAATATTGCATAGCCCTTTTGATAGGCGAGAAATGTGGGACTCTCCCATCATTATGCCAGATGCTCGATTCTGCCCAGACTCGGATACGGGCAATTTGGTGGTCAATATAACGGCTCGTATGTACTACGAAGACGTTACTGACAGCGAAGACGGAAAATCGGTCGTAAGCAGGAAAGAGGCTGGCTCTATCACTTGGTATGACCAGTCTTTGCCGCAGATTGAAAATATCAGCATGAGTATGAAAAACTTGAACGCAGCCTTGGAGTTCTTCATTGTCGAGAAGCTACAAAGTTTTGACCGAAATATCAACCTTAAAGTGGAGTTTGTATGATTGGAGGATGTGGAACTGCTGGTTCGGCCCCTGTTGCTGTGCCAATAATTAAGACAGTTGGCTCACTGCCACCATGTAACGGAACGGGAGACTTCCTTTATAGAATAACCTCAATTACCGAGGTTGGTGGTGCTCCGTTGGCATCAGAGGTTTACATGGAGTGGACTTCTTGTCAAGGCGTTGCCCATATACTTTTTGCTGGGGGTAGTAATTACCAAGGAGACAGTTGTGCATTTTGCGTTGCTGGCAGTGTTCAACTAAAGTTCAGTCGAGATGTTACTATTGCTACGGCCACTTACTCTGGGGCAACTCAGGGTTGCTCAAATTGCAATTCATTTGAAGGTTTGTTCGAGGATAGCACTCAGTATAGCGAGGACTATCAGGGTACGTCTTTCTTCGTTAATAATACCAACAATGCCCAAAGGTTAAGGATTGGATATTTTGACACTGGCCCATCAAATACCTATATAGAGTATTCGTCTTGGAATGGTATTGGCGGTAACGTTTACTTTCAGCCCGTAAATCCGAACTGTTGGATATGCGTGGCCCCACAAAGTACAGTCTTTCAGTGGAAAGATACTACTTCTGGAGGCGATATACTCGAAGTGATAGACGACGCAAGTTGCGGCTGCTACCCACCGCAGATATTCAATAACCCAATCGGAAACATGACAGTAGGAACTTCAATTTAAACTAATCAGACAATGCCAATAACCATTCAATCAACGGGTACTGGGACCAAAACTTGGTCAGTATCGTCAGGTACACTTCCAAACGGAATCAGCCTGAACACAAGTACTGGGGTGCTATCTGGTACACCAACTACCGCTGGCACTTTTAGTTTTACACTTCAAGTGTCCGTAGCTGGTTGTGGAACGGACACACAAGCATACACGGTCAATGTGTGTGATACACTTGAAATCACAACCACAACACTGGGGCCATTTACCCAAGGTACTGCGATTTAAGAAACTTTAAACGCCAACAAAATGCCCATTCAAATTCAATCAACGGGAACTGGTTCAAAAACTTGGTCGGTATCGGCTGGGGCACTTCCGAGCGGAATTACTTTGAATACGAGTACGGGCATTTTGTCTGGTACGCCTACGGTAGCTGGAACCTTTAACTTTACACTTCAAGTGGCCGTGGCTGGGTGTTTTACGGATACTCAGTCTTACGCACTGGTGGTGAACGCCGCAACGAGTTCTACAACTACGCCCACTACAAGTGAAACCACCACAAGCTCTACAACGGCTCCCCCAACTACCAGCTCTACGAGTAGCCCCCCAACCACCACAAGCTCTACGAGTGCGCCTCCGACTACCAGTTCGACAAGTTCTCCGCCCACTACTACCAGTAGTACAACTACGCCAACAACAAGCTCAACCAGTACGGCCCCCTTGCCTGTGCAAAGTCCTGCGCCAGTCGTTGATGGCCCTATCAATAACTCGTTTAGATGGGTAGTGACCAATGGGTGTAGCTACGGAATAGTTGTATTCTATCGAAATGGAACTCAGATAGGAAGTCCAGTCGTAGCATCTGCTTCTGGGGTGGCCGCTATGCAAACAACTTTCAATACTGGTGATTTGATAACGGCAAAGCAAACTTGTCCGAGTGATGCTTACCAAAGTGAATTATCCAATAGTGTAGCGGTTGTTGCCTCTACTGGGTATTGCCCAACGCCCGCTCCGTGCTTAGAGGTTGACCAGTGCGGAGTAAGCATACAGACGCTACCTAATGCGACCGTGACTTTGTATTTCAATAACAACCAGCTAATTGAAACTTTAACCGTGGGAGAGAGCGGCAGTGGCTTTGTTCGGCTTATACATACGGACGGACAATACACTGCATTTGCTCAGGCTCCAAACATGGCCATCTCGCAAAGAAGTTGCTCGGTTAAGGTTACTAAAATCCCATGTTGCCCACCACCTGTGACACCTAATTACCAAATTCTACCGCTACTATGACCACGACCATCTTAGTTTCTATTCTTTCGGCAATAGCCTTTCTGTTTATTGTCGGTTATGCCATTTACCTAAATTCGGACGGCGAAAACGCAGAAGAAAAAGGAGCCAATGCCGCAAAGAAAATAGGCGAAATCTTTTCGGTTGTACACAAGAAGAAGCCATTGCTACATAGGCTGATTCCATTCAATATGAGAATCATCCTACCACTGCTACTTATTTTCATTACACTGCACTTGCTTTCTGACTGGACTAATTATACAGTCTCCAAGATAAGCCCCGTAGCATTGGTTTTTAACAACGAAATGAACCAGCTATGGATTGCAGCCAAGCGATTTGTATTTATTAATGGGTTTGTCGTCTTGTTTTTGGAACTGGTTAGGTTCTTGCCATTCTGGAGCAAGATGGCCAATGTAATCGAAGAAGTAAAGGCTCAATATAACGAACTAACAGCATGGCAAAGAATAAAATTGTATATCTTCTGCTTGTTTGGTTTTGCATTGGAGTTCATACTCCTGCTTCAAGCCAACTTGCCCGTGGGGAGTACGCTAACAAGATAGTCCAGAGAAGTCTTCGGTATTCTGCTGGGGGTAGGATAACCGAAAAGACCAACAGGAATGACGGACTACCCTATGAACTCTTTATGAAGCCCTATGGCTATCCAAAGGGTACATTTTGGTGTATGTTATTCGTAATGAGAACTCACTTTGACGTGGGCGTGGTTCCAATTGTAAACTACCCGCCTTGGTCTGGAAGTTGGTATGTAAAAAGAGACGTCGTTTGGGCTTGGGGCGCGCCAGTAAATGGCAAGACTCCTATGGCTGGCGACGTTTGTTTGTTTATGATGGGTGGCACGAGGATTGACCACGGAGGTATTGTTACCGAATGGAGCCAGTCTGACAAAATAAAAGATTTCGTTTCTACGGAAGGCAATACATCTGCCCCTGTTTCCTACTTTACAAGCAGAGGCATAAAGCCAAACGCCAAGGGTAATTATCCAAGAGTGGATGGCGTATTTACTAAGGTGCGAAAAAAAGCATCGTGCGTAGTTGTGAGAGTTGAACTGTACAAAATTTAAACCAATGAAAACGAGCATCTTCTTCTTGTGGCTACTTGTAGGTAGCCTGTATTACTTCTCGACAAATGTAAGCTGGGAGTCGGTCAACAAGGCACTTGGCTTACCAACTGAGTCGCCAAAGGATACCACCCTTATGTCTGAAATAGACGGAGTATTGCCACCCATGGTTGTTGTCTCTGCAAGTCCAGAACAAGTAACAACGATTAGTCCCCAGTCCGAATTGGCATTAAATCAGCCAGCCAACCGACCAGAAAAGCCAAACATGGCCACCAATCAGGGAACTAAAAAGCTAAGGGAAAAATACAAGAACGCACCCAAGGCTCCTTCGGACATAGAAAAGGCTTTCAAGCAGAACATTAACAGACAAGATAGCTTGAGAGATGTGCTGATAGCCAAATACGACCCAGAGGTAGAAAAGCGCAAAAGGGAGCTAAATCGTCTTATCAAAAAACACAAAGCAAATGCAGGGGCCGACACGTCGTTTTAGTAAGGGCTTAGTCGTAACGCTTGCAGCAATCGGCATAGGGCTTGCCTTGTTTAAGTCGTGTCATTCTAAGCGCATGGAAAAGAACATAAATAAGTTAGCCGACAAACTATTCGTATGAACGTAGAAGTCCAACGGGGCCTAAAGATTGCCTTATCCGTTACGCTTGTAACCACGGCATTGGTGCTCATATCCGAAGTTCAGCGATGTGGGAAGCCCCCAAAGTCCATTGTGCCGAACCAAGACAGGATAAAGGCCCTTGTATTGGATAGCATAAAGACCAGACAACGCCTTGCTGAGTACAAATACACTTTAGACTCCCTGAGATATGCCTACGCTCAAAAACGCAAAAGCGATAGCTTGGCTCTTGATAGCCTCAATACTCTTACTGCTGACCAGCAAGCCCAGCTTCTCGCAAGCAAACACGGGTTACGTTATCAAGTACGGAATGGGGTTTCTACTCGACAGCACAGCAATAGCAAGAATAAATAGAAACTACGACAGCACCTCAAGGTGTTGCCGAAGAGAGGCCATTCTTTTGGCTCAGGTTTCACGATATAGGATTGTGGCGGATAGTTTATCGGCTATGGTCGTGTCGGCCTCCAATGGGAAATATAAGGCCACAAACGTAAACATAAATCTTGAAGCCGAAAACCAAACCCTGATAAACGAGAAAAAGGCCATATCTTCTCAGTTGAAGAAAATGGCCTTATGGGGAAGGGTAAAAGATGTTGTGATTGTGGTAGTCTCTGTCTTTGCGATAGTACTAACCATCAATTGAGGTAGCACTACCAACGCCATCGGCTCCAGTGGCATTGATTGGCATTTGTCGTCCAGCCGTTGTCCCGTGAAATACTGGCATCTCTGGACATGATGGCTCAAAAGCGAATATCAGAGCCAACTTCTCGGCATCTACCACGTCTTCCATCTTCTGGATATAATCAGACCCTTGGTCGGCAAGAATACTAACCGACTTGAGTATTGATATTGCCGATAAGGCATCACGAACTCCGTTTTGCCGAGCTATAAACTCTTCCACGGTGATTTTTTTTCTTTCGCTCATGTTTCTTTGGTTTATGCCGTAGCGGCTTTTACTGCCCACATGGCGGCTTCTTCATATGCCGTCTGAGCCAGACTCGCAAGGCGACCGTCTTTTTCTTTTAGGTCTTCGCATAGATTAATCAGGTCAGCCGTTCTCTGCTTAATCTGAGAAACGATGTCGTTTTGAGAGGGATTAAAAGAGATTCTAACTCTTTTTTCGCCGATGGTATCCATTTGAGTGAGGTTGAGTTTTACAATGCCGCTCAAGGCTTTGTTGCGGTGACTGGACTTGAGCCAGCGACCTCAAGGTTATGAGCCTTGAAGGCTACCAACTGCTACACACCGCCATTTGGTACGCAAATATTGCTATTCTGGAATGAATTTGCAATCTTTTTGCAGTATTTATTTAAAGAGTTCGTCCCCATGATAATCCAAGAAGGCGCACAAGAAAAATGCCCCAATAGCGCAGAGGAGAATAATCGTTGCATCTGAAAGTGTAATAGAGAACAAAACAACAAAGAGAGACTTGATTATCCAAGTGACCAAAAAAGGCAAGAATATAAGCATGATAATCTTTGTGGTGATTATTTGTCTTGGTGTCATGGTCTTGAATTTATTGTTTCGGGTAGCTTTACTTACCCATCGTGCTTTTGATGTAATTTTGGTACGAGTAAAGTTTTGCTCTCGCAACGGCCTTACCGTGAATAGGAGAGTTGGGGTTGTATCGTTTCGATTCGATGTCGGCGAGTATGCTATTCCATATCAATGCCATGCCTTGCCTTTCTCCAGATGTTTTATTCATCTTCCTTTCGTCTTCCTCTTTGTAGATGTCAACCAAGGCCGATTCGTATATTTCCCACTTCTTCTCGTTGCTAACAATCAGTAAGCCCTGCTCCACTAAGTAATCATACTTCACCGCTCCGAGGTCTTTGAGTTCGTCAATGCTGGTTCCGTTGGACACAGACACTAAGTCCTCTTGTATCATTGAGCCTATATCAAAAGATGCTTCTGGCAATGCCAGTGTGCTCGTGGTCGAGAAAGTCTGATTCTTGATGGCCTGTATATTCTCAAGCCTAAGCCACTCCTGATAAGCGTCGAGGGCCTGAGATACATTTGGGCTATCAAATATGCGGAACGGTTCGATGTTAAGTTTTCGAGCCGCTACCATCATAAATGCGCTCCTGATTTGACCAATGGTAAGTCCACCGTAGAAGTTCCTGATGGTTTCCGCAACGTATGGTATCTGAGGGGAGATGTCGCCTTTGATGCCCAGTATATGAACTATCTCGTCAAGCGTGTACTGGATTCCGTCGAGGTCGGCATCTTTGAATTTAACCTCCTTCAATTCCAAGAGCCTTTCGTAATTGCTCTTGGGTAACTCTCGATTGCTCCTTTTTTGGAGTTCGGTTTGTGTTGCTAAAACTGGGGTTTGCCTGTCCATAAAAAGTCTGACTAAATTCCTCTAATCTCAATTCTAAGTCCCAGTACTCTTCGTTCTCAAACCGCAAAGTCCTCTGCTCAAAGTCTGGTTGCGCCCATTTGTTGTAAAAGGCTCTATACATCTCTTTGGGGTACATAGAACCATTTCGCTCAAAGATACTGGCAATTTGCATATAAAATGCACGTTGACGCTCTTCAATCGAGCGAGTTTGTTGAAACAATCCCCTGTGTTTCTTGATGTGGTCGTGGATATTCCATGTATTTCGGATGGTGGCTTTCCAGTCAACCATTTTAATCTTTGCCTTGCCGTAAGTCCAGTTCCTTAGCGAATAATGGCCAATAAAAATCTCGGCAAACTTTTCAGCGACAAGGCCCCAGTCTCGCTCTGCCAAGTAATTAAAATACTCAACCACCTCTTCGTGGGTGGGCGGAACAAAAGACGACACTTTAAATTGCTTTACATACAACTTGAAGTCCTTCTTTAGCTTATCCACGGTCAAAAAATCACACTCTCCGTTCGATGTTAGCTTATTGAAGTAGTCAATTTTTTGAGACAAAGTACCAGTCTTTCCCATTTCACGCAGAAACTCATGCCTGTGTAGGTGTTTGTCAATGCTGACAATGTAAATCGTATCCATTTCCAAGGTGATTGAGTGTTTACTTGTACGAAACGCAACTAAATGCGGTCGAGTTCATTCTGCATCTGGTCAATTCGCTCTTGTAGCTTTCGATTCTGCATCTCTAATTCATCAATCTTAGCGTTGGCATCGTTAAGTTCCCCGTTTAAGTTTGTAAACTCAGAATTGAGTTCATCAACAACACTAATCAGTTCATCCAGTTTAAAACTGGCATCTTTAAGTAATTTTGCGGTGTTCATTTTCTTGTTGTTTTAGGTGTTTACCAAACATCTTCACCCTAAAGCCTTGCAGAGTATATACTCTTTTGTCTCTCGATTATTCATTTCGCTTCCTTTTTTGGGCTTTGACTCGTGTCTGATTGGCTCACAAAATACTCTGGGTATTGCTTGGCGGCATCATTGATTATCTTACTGCCAAGTGGCTGTTTAGACAATGCCATGATGTACAAAAACTGGATTCGCGCAGGAGCCTTTTCGATTTCATCGGGCGATATTAGCTTCAGTGCTGGCATAATCAATGTGGCATAAAAGTAATTACACAGGTTCCTTTTGACTGGTCGAACGTCCGAGCGACTGTCCCAAGGCAGATGTCCTTATATGACAAACGGTATCCGTCAAAATCCGCAACCTCTCTGACCTTTTGTAATTGCTTGGCATCTTTCTTGGTTATTTTACGGCCAAATCTATCTTTAAAGGCCGACGCAATCAGATTTTCATCCATTGCATTAAGGATAGATTGAGCCTCCGAGACAATATCAAATACCTTTCGATACCAGTTGTCTCGCACAATGCTTCGGGTGTATGCTTGGGTATGGTTCATGTGCCTATTTTTCCTGAGTGGTTGACTTTAGATGACAATACTTGGTTTCCGCTTAAAGTAGTCTGGCATGGGAAATCTCTCAGAAAAAGTTATTCCCGATTCATTTGAGAACTCTATGTCAAAAGCGTCGTCCCAGTAATTGAGTAAATTTTCGTTACTCGGCAGATAGGCTACTATTGAAGCATACCCGCCCGCTTCACTCTTTCCAGTGCACCACCAAGGACACTGAGGGTTAAATACAAGTGGCCTGTGGTCGCCTATTGAGCGAGTCTTGAAACGATACCTTTTCCATTCCATAAATACCTAAAAATCAAATCCTTCATCTTCGTCCTCGTAGTCGTAACGATATTGGAACTGAGCCTCCCAGTTTTCGTTTTCGTAGGTTTTTAGCATGGCAATTTCTCGAATCGTCCTGTCTGCTTCGTCCTTGGCTTTGATTCTCTTGCACTCGGACTCAAAGTTTCTCATCTGGTATTCGCCATCATTTCGTTTTTCTGCTGCCACTTTGGCTATTTTGAATTGCTGAACCGCTTTGTCGGCCAATCTTTGGCAAGACTTTCTCAGGTTGTCAACCTCCGTTAGCTTTATGCCGTCCTCGTTTTCTGCGGATAGCGAAATCTCGAAGTTGCAATAATTGTAACTGAGCATAATTTTTACGCTCGCATTTTTGATTGTTGTGCTCATTTTTCTTTTTTTTAAAAAGGGCGACACAAAACTCATGCCACCCTCTTTCTTTGGTTAGATGAATAAAATTGGACACCCGATGGAGGCAAGTTGCTCCAGTTGTGCATCAATGATGGCTGTCTTTTCTTGCTCAATGAGTAATTCAAGTGACGGGGCCACCAAGTAGGCCGAAAGTCCACCACCATCAAGAGGTTCATATTCTACATAAACCATGATAGATGCTTTGGTCATGCCAACAAATAATGGCGTTTCGAGCACAAAGGAGAAATCATGCTTGGTAGTTATCTCCTTGATGATGGACTTGCCTACCGTACCTTGACGGTCGTTCTTGGCCTCGTACTTAGTTTCCATATTTATAGAAACATTGTTGAGTGCCGTGAGTAGCGATGCGTGTTGGTTTGGACTCTTAAAGTGTGCCAGTTTCATGGTTAATGCTCTGGCTAACTGAGATACGGTGTAGCTTGTATTTAGGCTATTGATGCCCAACTCAGCAAACAAAGGGTTAACCTTTAGCGAACCAACGACCTTATCGTAAAGTTCGCTTGCTTCGTCAATTATGAGCGTAATTCTACCAGCCTCTCCATCAACAAGCACATGGCTATTGTGCTGATTGATTGTTACACCATTACGGATACGCGCGTAGCTTGCTGGTGCGGAAATGAGTCCGTTAATATTTAAACGGCCTTTTTCTCTTACCTTTGGGGCATCACCTTGGTATATGAATATTCGACCATTCGGGTCAGGCGATACATTAATTTCAAATTGATTCTTTTCCATTATCCTACTTTTTCAAGGGTTAATTGTTTCTCCTGACGGGTCATGGCTCGTTCGCCAACCTAAACTCCATCCTCGTCAATAATCTGCATGATACCTCGCTCGTAATTAGGAACAAGCGAAAATACCCCCGTAATAAACTTGCTGCCAGTTTTGATGTTCTCAAGTAGCAACTTGTTTGACTCAAGGATTGGCTTGACTGCCTCCTTGTAAACCTGCTTGGCTTCGTCCAGCTTTTCGGTTTCTCTGCCGATAGTAATCAGGTTGCTGGCTAATTCGTTTTTGAACTCAGCAAGCTCTTCTTCTGTGAAGTCAATTCTGACGACCTCCTCAGACTTTCTCAAAAATGGATTCATCTTGTTTTTTGTTAAGTTTGAAATTGTAAATGGTAATGTTTTCTTTTGCGGTTCGCCTCAACTTGCAAACAACTGGAGCGATAAGGAAAGTTCCTTGCTCCTCTTTGAATTTGTCCAGTGACTCATAAAGTTTTTTAGATAGTAGTTCTGGGTCAACTCCGTCGTAGTATCCATCAAACGAAGATAGTTTTTCGTTCTTGGGGCCAACGTAGTGGATGATTACACGCCTGTTGTATCGCTCTATGAGCATACGAAGGTCTTCCATTTGAGCGTCGAGCTTTCGCCAGTTTACTGCCTCGTTTTTAATGCTGGACTCTGTATGTACGGACTCGTTGGCGTTCCTTGACACCTCTCTGATAAGCTCCTCAATGTTTATTTTGGAAAAGTTCTTACCCTTTCCGTACACCATTGGCTTTCTACGCCTTTCTACTGAGAGAAATTCCATTTGGACGAGTGTACTAAGTACATGAGTAGAGACTCCGTGTATCTTGCTGAACTCTATATTCGGAATGACCGCAGAATCGGAGTTATGAAAGTAGTGCTTTCGGATGTCATTGACTGCGTTTTTGTACCTTTCAATAGTACTACCCAGAACTGGTCGGCTTTTTCTTGATTTGTTCATCATTTCAAGGTATTTTTTAGTTGTAGCACATAGGGGATTGACCGTCCATTTGTTCTTCCCAGTCTTTTGGCAAACCTTTTTCAAGCAGCCAAGTAATTCGTTTTGACGCACCTTCGGGAGTGTTGTCGGTGCGTGACCAAAAAGCCGAGAAGCACCAAGCAAATTCAAAGTGATTTTCCGACTTGTCAATAAAGCACCTTCCTGCATACCTATGCCAGGTCTCACCATCAAATTTTCTAATCCCGAAGAACGGCCCAAACCCGACGGCGCATCCTGCCGTTCCGCAGGTGGTGGAATGACTATTCTCACTGGTTGGGTCGGCAAAAATCGCCATATTAAACTCGGCCTCAATATGACTTACATCCATCAACCCCTTCGCAAGGGTTCTGAGATTTTGGATTTGAAATTCAGAAAGGTTCATTGTTGTTGTCAGTTATACTTAGTTGATTGATTTCGGGCTACCAGTCTTTTGAGGGTTTCTTTGTCTCTTTTTTGACCGCCCCCCACTTGGCACGTTCGCTGGCGGCTATATCCTCTTTGCTCATTTCAGTTGCAAGGCGTGGCTCGTCACGGGCGTAGTCCCATAGCCAAAGGACGTCGTTGATTTGGATTGAGCCGTACAGCTTGCAGATGCGTTTAAGTCCTGCCATTGTGTTACCTGTTAATTCGCCGTGATTTACTTGCCATCTTACTTTTGGCCCTTGCCATCTTTTGCTTTTTTGTATTTTGAGGCTTTTTGTTTTTAGCCGTTTTGGATGGATACCTTTCATAGCTCAACTCCCCCTCCCAGTAAGACCTTTTGATGTAATTCGTTCGGTATTGTCGCTCAATTGCGTCAAGTTCGTCTTTGATTGATGTTTCCATTGTGTTGGTGTTATTTGCTTGCGGTCAGGACAGGAATCGAACCTGTATGATGAATTTTAAGAGCATTTCGTTGTACTTCCTATTTCATCTACTCTATATAGCGTCTACCATTTCCGCCACCTGACCGATGTTATTCAAGAGTTAATCGTCAATATGTACCGAGACGCCGTTTGCTTTCATGTAACTAATGTAATAGTAGAAAACATCTTTCTCGTGCATTGCTTGGATTAAAGAATCAAATGCAGAAACATCAATCAGTTCACAGCCCAATATCTGATTGCACTTTTTGCAAATCTTATCAAATCTCCTCCTTTGATTTAAAAGGACGGTCATTATTCGGCCTATATCCTCCTCGGAGTCCTCGATTATCTCTTTAACCTCGTGAAGTGCTATGTTAATGGTCATCTCTTGTAATTCATTTAGGATAACCTTGTGGTCATTATCCTTTTTTGACTGAGCGGCGGCGGTCAATATGCTTACGATGTATTCGGATTCTGTTTTCATGTATTCCCCTTTTTTCGTGCAATGTAATCCTCTACCTCATACTCCGAGGTCAATCCGATAACCTTAAAACTGACCCAAGACTTACTTGCTTCTCGCCAATCAACTCGTGCCCTTTGCCTTTCTAAGTCAAGGTCAATAACGATACCCTTTCTGCCGACCACGTAATCTCCCTTTATCCTGACTACCTCTTGACCAATGGCGAACGGGGCATTGTTTTTTGACTTTCCTATTTTCTCCAAGGTGTCAACTACTCCCTGTATGTAGGATTGCTCAACCACGAAAGAAAATATCCCGTAGATGGTTCTAAAGTCATTTGGATGACATAGCCCTTCTTGAACAAGCGAGCCGTCGCTGTCATAAACTCCAAGTTTAACCTCAGAATCGGACTGAACCTTATAACCAAGCAAGTCAAAAAGTACTTCCTTTGACTCTTTTTCCGTTAATAGTATATTTACCATGTCTTTTTGAAAAACAAACACAACTCAAAAGCCTTTCGACTCCACGGGGATGCCCCTGTGTTTGCTGTGTTTGTTTTGTTTTAGTGGTTAGGATGGGATTGAAAACTCAGATACTCTATTGTCAATAACCTCAGAGTTTATCTCGTCAATCTGGGTGTCAAGTCTCTGCACAATATTGAGCAAGGTCGTCACGAACACGAGTATTGTCTTTTTCTCGACTTGTATGGCTTTGACAATCTTCCTCTGCTTATTGCCCGACATCTTCTTGAAGTTATCCATTGAACCGCAAGCAACCGCAATTACATCTTCAAGTTTTATCTCGCTGGATGCTCTCTTTATGAAGTTTGCGTGGTCTGGCAGATAGGCAGCCAACCACTTTACGGTTGCCGCAACGTCAATTGAGTACTTGTACTCCTCCTCGGTCATCTGGGCGGATATACATTTTTGTACTGCCCTTTGTATGATTTGCTCCTCTCTCATTTCAGGTTTATTTTGAAAGTTCTCACCCCTTTTTTGTTCGTATTCCAAGTAATCTTGCCAGCATTACCAAAGTCCATAGTCTGAGCATTACCCATTGCCGATTTGATTGTGTTCTCTCGAATAGAGATGCCCTCCTCAATCTCCTTAATCTTACCCTTTGCCTTTTGTACCTCCACGGCCATTTGGTAGTGTACGGCCTCGCCCTCAACGGATAGGTCTGCGTCTGGGCTTTTGTGTTTCTTAGCGAGAAATGCCTCATATGCTGGGGTGGCATCTGGCTCTGGCTCGTACTCTTGGACGGCCAAAATGATTTCATCCTCCGATGCCCCTGTTTTGGTGAGCAATTCAACTATTTTCTTGGCAGGAATAACCCTGCCGTACCAAAACTCCTTTGACATCTCCATGATTGATTGGCACAAGTCTGGGGCATATTCAAAGGGTATGACATCCAAGTATCTACCATCTTTCAGCATAGCTAACTCCCCGTACTCCATTCCAGTTACGAGTAACTGAGTTTGAAGTTGCACAACGTAGTAGATTGGGATACCAGCATCCCATTGATTGGAAGCAAACCCGCTAATGGTTTTGATTTCGAGCGCACCCTCTTTCCCGTTATTGTACTTGGGAAGTATCAATCTATCAAGAGAAACAAACAAATGGTCAAACTCTGGATTGCGAACATAGGCGTTTACCCGTTGGCATCTCCTGACCACCGTGTCAGTATTGACGTTATCAATTAGGGTTTGCTCTGAACCACCCCAGTATTGCCACTGGTCAGCCACAACCGATTCGAGCACCTTACCCCAGTGAGTGGCCACGTTGTCAATACTTTTGTTTGGAAATATGCCTATCTTTTGATAGAACAACTCTGCGGCTGACAGGTACGGAGATAACCTCATTACCGAGGCTATTTCCGAAGCACCTATCCCAGTTAGTCGGTAGTCCAACCACTCCTGTTTGGACATTTGCGACGTAGGTATTTTAATGAGGTCTCTTTTCATTGGTGTTAATCTAATTTGATTGGAGGCAGAGTTGAGCTACTTGGCGTGAGGTTTTTTAACTTATCCACGACTGCTGCGGTGGCCACCTCCCCTTTTGACTGCGTCACCATTCCGTCTGGTACGAGTTCTGCGCCTGTGTTGGGGTTGTCGTCGTATGAGGGTATAAGGTCTCCATTGTCCTCGGACTCGGCAACTACGCTCTGGTCAAACGTAGCTGCCTTTTGCATTTGGATTGACATAGGCCCCCACTTGGTAAGCAATTGCTTGAGTACGGTCTTTTTTGCCATGCCGTCGAAGTCTTTCTTCCATAGGCCACCAGCATTGTCGTAAGTTTTGGAGTACTTCTTTCCGTGAAACTCAGCCTCTTCTACCGACATGAAAAGTATCTTCTCGAAGCCAGTCTGGAGCTTGAAGTAGGCCGCATAACCCACAACTTTTTGACTCGCCTTGCCCTTCCAGTCGAACTCGTATTCGCCTGTCAATGGATTTTCTCCGATTAGTTGACCCTCGTAGATAGCCGTCACGTTAATGGCCTTGTATTGTCCTGTACGTTGAGCAAGTTGTACGAACCCCTTCCATCCGATTTGAAACTGAGCCACCTGCTTGTATGTTCCGTCTTGCTGTTTTTGCCCAAATGGGACGATGTAAGCGTACCCGAGTGATGGATTGATAGGTAGGTCTAACGTAGCAGCAATCAACGCACTGTTGAAGATAGACATTGGGCTTTCCTCGGCTGCCTTTTTTAGGTTGTCGTTAGCCGTAACGGAACTCAGTACGGACGTAACGAAAGCTGCCGATTTGTTCTTGTCATTGAACACCTCAAGAAATTTAGCCTTAACATCGTCTCGGCCAAAGAGTGTAGCGAGTTTGTTTTCTCGCTTTACGATTTGTTGTTGGTTGTTAGTCATATGTTTGGTTGTTTATTTTTCCTGCTTGATAAAAAGTAAACAGCAATTTTGGCGAATAGGTTCACTCAGACAAATGCTATTTTTACAAGTCGCTCCTCTTGGCTCAGATAGGCACTTGAGTTTTCAATTTTGGCAATCCTCTGCCCTTCTAAAGCCTTTGCTCTTCTTCGTACTTGTTGCGCCAAAACTCAACTTGCTCCTTTAGTTCGTCAATTTGATAACAAAGTGAGCTAACCGTTAAGTCAAAAGTACTGATTGTGTTTTTCATCTTAATTTGGATTTGAGTTTGCGGTCAGGACAGGACTCGAACCTGTATACCTACGAGGATTACCCCGTTTTACGCCCCTTGCACATCAGGGCAACGTCTGCCAATGCGCCACTTGACCGATGTAAAAAAAAGATTAGCCATTCGGGAGCTTCACCCGCCTTCTATCTATCGTTCTTGATACCTACAAGTTAATGCTCAGTATCGAGCTTTTTGCTTTGGCTAATCTTTGCGGTCGGGACAGGACTTAAACCTGTAACGAGGATTCTCTGGTTTGCATACATACGATTATGCGAGTGCTACCCTTACACCCATAGCCTGCGTTTATCATTCCGCCACCCGACCAAATCACTCGTCTTTCCGAGTTGCCAGAGGGTTCATTCCTTGTACCCACAACCTACCGTAGTCAAGACGGGAATCGAACCCGTACTCAGTGCTTTCTAAGACTTCGCATCCTGAACCCCTTTTGAGTATCCTTTGCTTTGTTGGGCGTTCCTCCGTTGGGTTGCGTCTAACCAATTCCGCCACTTGACCCGTGCCATTAAAGGAATGACACTACCCGTAAACACAAACACACAAAAAGTAAAACACTATTCTCTTGGTCGTTGCAAGAACTCTACGGCTAATGCCAAGCAACTAACGATTAGTATTACTGACAAGACCGCACCAACGGCGTTGGTCTTAGTGTCATTGCTCTTTAACGCTGCAATGCTAAACAGTGCCAGCGATATGATAATGAGTAATGGCCACTTAATTCTCGGCTCTTTTACCATGATACTTGTTCCTCCTCGTATTCTAAGATATTGCCGTATGAGTTCATTACTGCGTCGGCGTATGTCTGATGTAAGAAATCAATTCTATCGGCGTGAACCGATTCGTCGTAGGCGTACTCCTTTTGCTCCCTGTGACTGAGATTGACCTTTGAGTACTTATCCATGACCATGATAGGGTAAGACACCCATACACGATACAGCTTGTCTTCGTCGTCCTCGTGCGGAACCAAGTCAGATACTTGTATTGGCCACCATCCAAGTCCATCGAATAGCTCATCAAGTATGTCTGCCTCGGAGAGGCCCTCTTTTAGTTTTCTTTTGATTTGGAGTGCTATTGATGGTGCATCTAAGTTTACCTTTATTGCGCCCACGGTAACAATCCTGTCATTGGGGTTTACTCTTTTCATAGTCCCAATTTTTTGTTTAGTTTTTCAACCTTTGCCTTCATTGCAAACAAACAAGTGAGTAGGCTAAAATATTTTGAACAAAATTGATAGGGCTAATAGTACCAGTGCCCAAAAAATCTCATATTTCAATTTTTGCCTGTTCACGATGCACTTCTTTTGTATTGTTGATAAATGAGTGAAGCCGTGTACCTCTAAGTAGATAGGTGGTTTTGCAACAATCGCAGAACCCTCCAAATACCCCTCCGCTTGGCCAATTTAAATTCTTGAGTACTACCGTAGTGCCATTATCACACTCCATTGTAGCTACTCCAATTCCCATTACTATCTCTTTCATTTTTCAGTGCCCCAGTTTTTGATTGATACGTTTAATACAATACGCTCACCATCTTGCTCCGAACCCTCAAGCACAAACAAGTAGATTGAGTTTTCGTCGTCGAATACCGATTTACCAGCATCACCAGATTTTTGCACGAATGACCCGATGAGATTGAAGTCTATCCAGCAGTCACAATAATGTTTTCTGCTTAAATCGGGTTCATCATAAACAGTCATACACTTAATCATTCCCGCCTTGCGAGTTATTTCGGTTATGGTGTATTCGTACTCCATCCCGACCGTAGCGAGAATCGTTCCGTTCTTGGTGTGTAAGTTAAAATGTCGTTTCCCCTCAAAAGGCACGGTTTCCGATATTACGGCAATGATACTGGGGTCAATATGGTGTATGTGTCCCATTGGTAGGCTCACAAACGGAATGAATTTATTAATCATTGAAAAGACCCTCCTCGTCGTATTCTGGCCAAACAAATTCAGGTGAAAACACTCTAAATTCGCCATTTTTGAAATATTTTCTCCAAAAATCACCCGATTCCTCCCCATCGCCCTCAAGTAGAAACACCTTCTCTGGGTATCTCTTTGAAAATTCTGCCAAGTCCTCGTGGTGTTCGTACCATTTACAAGGTTCCGCTTCTGAGCCATCTTTGCAGAGTGCGTATCTTGCTGATTCGTTTTCTTCACGCAATAGGCCAATAATGGCTTTTTGTTCCTCGTCTTCTGTGTCCAGTATGGACAATGAGTATTTTGTTAGATAACCCATGATTTTGATTGTTTAAGAGTTGAAAATTGAGTCCATTTGCTTTTCTACCTCATTCATTGCTACCCTTATGGGTTCACCCTTTTTGATTGTATCAATAGCCTTGTCAAACTCGTATTTGGCTAAACTTGGCAATTTGTGGTGAAATTGATAGGCAACTCCACTCAGTATGTGGTGTCTAATTTTGTGACAAATCCTGTACGAATGAGGTTCAAGTGGGTATCCAAGTAGCGTTTGAAAATCGTTTATACTGTTGTTTCTCCCGTCCAAATCCTCAAACCATTTGCTAAGCTTGGCCTTATCCCCTTGTATGCGTTTGATTAGTTGTTCTGCCGTCATAGTCTTGTTTTGGTTTTTGATTCAATGCGCTTGGTTAGCTCCATCAAATCAAGTTCTTTCATTTCTTCAATTTCTTGCTTATTGAAAACCCAAACATTGTCCCATCGGTACAATAGTCCGTTTCCTATAATCGCTTGAAGCCTTTGCATATCTCCACGCTTGTAATATTGCGTGAATTTCAACGATGCAATGTAGAATCTACCTATTGTGGCTACGTGTGTACTTGTCATCGGTCTTGCGGGTTCTCGTTTTGCGTCTCTTTCATGCTGAATTGTGTTTAGAAAATAACCCCAAACTTGTGCCTGTGATGGTATCTCGCCACCAGTGCCCCGTCGGTGTAATAATCGGTTGTGGCCTCTGGAAAGTCAGATAATGTGCCTCTAATCGTGTTAGGGCGTTTAGACGTTTGAGCGTAGTGTCTTTCCATTTCGCCCTCAAACACCGATTGACTTACTTTGATTTGCTTCATTTTGCCTTTTGCTTGTTACGCTTGAAATTGTGGCCTCTCTGTGCCGTTCCGACAATATAAATGTTGCCGTTTATTTTCTAATCTCCAAACCTAAAACGTTAGTTATCAGCCACTTATTAGAAAAGTACAACGTATTAGGCTTTTTTGGTCGAAAGTTCTTTGAAAATTCATATGCCTATTTTTGGGGTTCTTTTACTCGTTGGTCTGTATTGCTTTGTTAGATAGTATGAAAACATTCTACTTTTGTCGGAATCGTGTGTTTTGGCATATATTTGATATTTCCCTAAAAAATGAACGTTCATTCAGTTTTTAAGTTTGGATGGAATTTGGTGGGGAAATATTTCTACACCCCCCAACAAACAACCCAAGCCCGCCCAAAATCAAAAACCTGAGCCAAACAAAACAAGCATACCATCTGCCCAAAATCCGTAAAATGTACAACAAACCAAGGCAAAACCCCGTAAAATACGAGACAAAGTAAAGGTTAATCCGTAAAATGTACATTTATAACTAAAGTCATAGTTAATAAGGCACAAAAAAAAGACCTCTTTTTTGGAGGTCTTGGGTGGGGTGGGGCTAATCGGTCGTGAATACCGTATTCGACACCTGTCCGGGCGTCAAATACAGGCAGCTCCCATCGGGGAACCGCCACCCCCACGAGGAAGAGAAGCCCTCCCCCGTCAATTCCTCTGCCTCAGAGGAAGACGGGTGTCGGGTCAGTGTACGGCCTGACCAGCCGTTATTTTCGGTGTCTTCACCGAAAACACTATTGAATTTTTCTGCCATATTCATAGCATTTTCTGTTCAGTTTTTGCGCTGTCCCCCGCTTTTGTGTGTTTGAATGATACAAAGGTATAACAAGCTGATACACAAGTCAATCGCCTCTTAGAAAGTTTATACCTATGAGCCATTTTTGCCTTGAAGGTACTTAACCTGCTCATCGGCGAGCCGCACCCTTACTATTTTGTTAAGCCGTTTCATTTTTGAAAATGTCCTACAAAGTTGCGCCAATACAGACGTTATAAGCAATAATAACCGACAGTTCGCTTACGTTTGACCTTTTCAAAATCTATCTTATAAGCACTTTCTACATTTTCAGTTCGACAACTATTTGAATTATCAAATCTTAATAAATCTTTTTCAACAAAATCAAGAGCTTGTTTTTCAGAATTAGCATAAACTAATCTCGAATAGCTTGTGTTTATTTCTCCTTCATACGATGCATTGTATGTTGCTTTTACATTTACGTTATATAAATCCATTTCTAAAAAATTACTGCTTATAACATTGCATTGGCAAAAAAGGGGCTGACGAATGTTATTGAGCATTTGTTTATTAATTTAACTTTTATACTATCATTGAGCGAAGTGCTATAAAACCCCTTCTTCGCCAATGCTTTGCCGTTATGCTCCATTGCTACGTGACCGCTTCGATTTTAAATTTGTGGAAGTTTTTTGTTCTTTTTCCCAACGCTCAATCAAAAAGCCAACAAGACCTGAAATGTTTTCTTTACCAAATAA